GATACAGATACAGCAAAGACAATGTCCAGGATAGACCTTGATAGAGAGATGAATAAGTTTGCCGTTGAAGAACAAGGTAAGAGGAATCAACTTCAAAATGAACAGTGGGAAAGGCAACAGGCCGCTATTGACTCAGAACTTAGTCAGTACTTTAGGAACTATATTGGCGGATTAAAAGATTCAAAACAAAAAGAAAAAGCTACGAGCCTGTACGGAACATATTTATAAGGAGTAACCATGGATTATCAACCACTTAACAACACAAACCTAGGTCAGTCAGACCTATTCAATAAAATGATGAACCAGTTAGCCGCTGGAGGCTTTGCTGGAAAGCAAGCAAAGGTCATGGGGACAGAGGCTTCCTATCAGGCAGACTATGAGAGAGAACAAGCCAAGGCTGGCAGAGCCAAGAGACTAGACGAATTAAATCAGAAGATAGCGGGGATAGAAGACGCCCTTGACCCAGGCAAATTCCAACGAATCAGAAAAGCTGATGGTGGGTATGACTTTTTAGATGGAGCAGGAAAGCCTATCACGGTTGAGGATTACTCAGCAGCTAAGAAGATTGATAAGGGAGAAGCTCTAAAAGATTCAAGAAACTATCAGGACATAGTCTTTCTAAGAAACTATAACGCCACCATGGACTTACTTGACGGATACTACAACCAAGACGAAGACAAGGTAAAGAAGATAACCAAGCAGTTAGCTAAGGGCGGAGTTGATGTGGCACAGATTATGCCTAAAGATGTAATCGCTGCTCTTTATGAACAGTTTCCCCAATACTTTATGACCGAGTCACAAAAGAGAGACTTAGAAAAAGCCCAAATGCAAAGACAGGGCGAAGGTTTCTATGATAATTTAAGTAAATGGGTTCAGTAAAATGGGCAAGTTCACCCTAGATTTTATCGAAGCACTAACCAATAGAGTTGCTGGCAACGACGAGAAAAAAAAGAGAGTAGCCAGTACTATTAACGATTTTATTGGTGGGGTGGACAGAACCGTAAATCAGCCAAAAAAAATGCTAGGTAATACTGTACTTGACCTGTCAATTAGACCAGTCGCTCAACAAACAGCAAGGGCACAACACGCTATATATTCCAAGCAAGGAGACGACGCTCATCGAGGCTCAGATACCGCCTATATCCCCCAGAACTCTATCGAGAAGTTTATTATGGGCAATGAACCCGTTAAGGCATGGGGAGGAAAAGGCAATACCCAGAAGAAAGGTATGTCTGACTTTTTACAGTCGTCTTTGGGCGTTGATAGTAAATATGCTGATGACATTGCCTATCCGCTAGTGATTGCTGGTGCTGGGTTGGACTTTCTGCCTGGTGGAGGGAAGAAAAAGGGAGCCCAAAAAGCTCTAGGGGCAGCCGATGATATGGTAGATATAATAAAGGTAATTAAAAAGAGATTCCCAGATGTGACTGATGATGTAGCCGAACAACTAGCCAGAAAGTATGCTCCCAAAGCCGATGAAGTGGTAGAAACCGCAGGTAAGCTCCCCCAACCTACCAAGGGGGCTAAGAGTATAGAACCAGAAATAGGAAACACGGTTAAAACTAAACCAGGGATACTGGGAGATGGAGAATATAAAGTAGTTAAAAAAAATGGAGACACTTATACGATAGTTGGCTTATCAGAAAAAGGTAATCTCAAAAAAACTGCGTTTGATGTTTCCAAAGATGATATCGACGTAACCATAGGGGCTAAAGTAGATGAAGTGGCGGGAACTGACCCAGAGAAAATCCTCGCAGAAGCTATTAGAAAAGCTAAACCAGTGGCTCAAGAGACAGAGGAGCTCCGTAAGGTAGAAAAAGGGACAAGGGCTGGTAGAGCGGAAGATATTTTAGATAGCAACCTATCAGGTAAAGAATTAGAAAGGGCTTTTAAGGGGTCGTTTAAGGGAGAATACGCCAAGAGACCAGACTTCAACCCCATTATAGATGAGATAGGAGAGGACACTGCCCAAACCCTAAAGGAAACAAGGATACTCAAGAATGAAGCCTTACAACAATTTGAAAAACTAAACGCCCTAAACGCCTTTGATAAGGTTATGGATGGACATAACCCCAATGAGAGCGAGCTTTATATACTAGAAAAGGCCTTTGGAGAGGCGTTCAATGAGCTTCCAGCAGCAAAAGAAATTGATAAAAAACTAAAAAAGTTTGTATCGGTGGTAAATTTTGGTAAAGCGTTCACGACATCATTTGATATGTCCTCTTTCAGGCAGGGCGTATTTGCGTTATCTGGTCATCCCACAAGAATACCTGGATTTTTAGCCGATAACTTTAAGGGCTGGGGGCTAGGGAAGGGCGAACAAAACCTACAAGCGGCCGCTGACTCTTGGAAAAAATTAGAAAACTATAATCTTGTAAGAAAATATGTCGATATTACAGGCTTCGGCGGAAAAACAGAAGAGGCGTTTTATGGAGCAAACCTTGCAGAACAAGTTCCTCTGGCTGGAAAGCTCGTAAGAGCCTCTGAGAGGGCTTATTCTTTGTCGCTAACCAATTTAAGGGTTAGGCTGGCGGATAGAACGTTTGCCGATATGAAGAAAGCAGGCCTAGACCCAATAAGGGATGCCAAATATTTTGAAGCCGTGGGCGATACGTTTAACTCTGGAACTGGAAGAGGAAAATTCGGAGAACCATTCGCTAGAATTATAGGGGCATCTGGCAAGAAAGGCATGAACGAAGCTCAAACAAAAAGACTGGCAAGTAATATTGAAAAACTTGCTAACACTGGGCTCTTCTCATCAAAACTTATTGCCGCCAGGATGTCTCATTTCAACCCCAAGAACTATCGACCGTCAAAAGTAGGAAAGTTTGCCGCCAAGGAAAAGTGGCAGGAGCTTCTCGGTTTTGTCGGGTTTACTGCTGGATTAATAGCAACGGTTAAAATAATAAAAGAAACAACAGACGCAGATATTGACGTAGAGACAGACGTGAGAAGTTCTGATTTTGGAAAAGTAAAAATTAATGGCACTACAAGGCTTGACTTTACTGGAGGAGAGGCTGCCTACGCCAGGGTTTTAGGACAATTTATTAGCGGTAGTAAAAAAGATTCAGAGAGTGGAGAAATAGAGAAGTTGGGAGTGGGATATAAACCACAAACAAGACCAGGGGTTGTTGGAAATTTCCTTAGAGGAAAAACATCTCCAGCCCTAGGAAGTGCCCTTAATCTGGCGTACGGTAATAATGTGGTTGGCGAGCCCTCTTATTTAGGAAAAGAATTTACGGGATTTTTCTCCCCCCTATACGCAAAAGATATCGGAGACCTCTTCATAAAAGAGGGATTTTCTCCAGACCTCATCCCTCTGTTGATGGCTGGTTTCTTCGGAGCAGGAGTACAAACTTATGGGAGTGACGAAGAACAGGCAAGTAGGGAAGACGCTAAAGACAAGCAGGAAGACTACCAAGAGGCAAGCTGGAGAGACGAACCGCTAGGCAAGGCATCATATAACGCCTTTGGTGATATGTGGTTTACTGAGGATATGATAGACAAACTAAAGGGTCGTTCTAGCAAGCCAGCTGGCGGGTATGGTTCGATTAATGAGTTTCTAGGTAAATAAAATGAAAGAATTATCAAAACAAATAACAAATGCGGAAGCGAGGTTTGCAGTGCTAGAGACACAGATGGCTCAGAACGAAGTCGACCACCAGACTATCTTAACCGAAGTCAGGCACAACTGTGCCGAGAACTCTAAGAGGTTCGACAAGTTAGAGGAATTGATTACGACAGCAGCCGAGAGCAAGGCTAACAAGTGGGTCGAATGGTTCGCCAAGTCCCTGATAGCGGCCATGCTTACGATAGCCGTCTACATGTTAAACAGATTATAGTTTACACATAGCGAAAAATTTGCTATACTAAGGAAAACAGAAAGGGGGTGAAAAATGATAACTCTAAATCAATTTATCAACAAGTACATCTGGAAGCAGGTAGACGTTGATAACTATCCTAGCTGGGACAAAACACAGTGTGTTGATTTATTGAAGAAGTATTACCCCGAAGTTCTGGGAGTACCAGCAATAAGGGGAGACGGTGGAGACTACTTCGCCAATTCACCTTCAACTCAATTTAGAAAGATATACAATTCCTATTGGGCAATCCCTAGAGCAGGCGACGTTATGGTATGGAAGGAGACCTCCCGACTACCGTTTGGTCATGTGGCAATCGTCACTTCGGCCAATCTCTACACCTTCACTTCTTTCGACCAGAACTGGCCAAGCCAGACCTCTCCCTGTATGTACGTTAAACATAAATATACTGGGGATTACCCCGTTTTAGGTTGGTTAAGAAAAAAATAAAAAGGAGACAAAAATGTTACGCACGGTTTGGGAAAGATTAAAAAGTCCTGTCGTTATTATCCAACTGCTATCTATCCTTGGAGCAGTAGTAGTTGTGCTAGTACCTGGAATTGACTCATCGGTAGACAAGATAGTCGCAGCAGTTGCTGTCATCATCAACGTCTTCGCTGGGTTAAACAACCCGACGGATAGGAAAAACTTCTAACAACTAGAAGTCCAAAACAAAAATGAAAAAAGAATATGACGATTACGAGGTAGGAGCAGATATAACCCTGTGTGGCTGTATCGCCTACCTCTTTTTGTCTTTATGTGCATTTATTGCGTCTATTGCCTGGTTCTTTCACTGCTTCCAAATCTATTTTTAACTCGGCTTCGGTGGGGGGTAGCTACAATCGATTGCCCCCATCGGAGAAATCCGAGTTCATTAAAAAATAGCAACAGAGGAGGAGTGATGTATGGCTGGGACAGGCTCCTGATGCTTCTAGGCTTGGTCATCCTGTCATGGCTGACCGTCTACGGCATCTGCTGGGCAATCTACAAGACCCTTCAGTGGGTCAACGACTACTTGGACAACTTCGTTCTCAACCCGCAGTGGTGAGCCATGGAAGGGATGCATAACATCTTCATTGCGGCAGCCTACGCTGTCTGCTTCATCGTTCTCATCGTAGAGCTGGTGAAGTGATGTTCGGAACATACCATATCTTCGTTTTCAGGGGGAAGGCACTCACCTTTATCGAGTGTCCGTCCTGTGGGCATCTGACCCACATCCCTGGAAGGCTCAAGCCCAACAAGGCCAGGCACTGCTTCGGCTGTGACCTGGAGTTCATCGAACCCACAACGAGGGTGGGGGTGAAGGTCTATGAAGTCCACAACGCTGATAGTGGTCTATAACAAGCTGGTTGTGACTGCGACCTGCCCCTACTGCCACCGCTTCATCTGCATCGACGACCAGCTGGTTCTGTTCTACTGGTGCCCCGCCTGCAAGCATGCGTTCCTGCCCTACAAGACACCGCTGAAAGTGGGGTGGTGATGGAAGACAATATTGATAACTACTTCCTGCCACTCAACTCTACTAGAAAGGTACTCATCGCTGTCTTTTTCCTAGACGGTGAGTGCGAATCGGAAATCAACCAGATGGTCAGGGCAGTCATCGGTGGGCTGGTTCACTCTGGCTTCTACACCGATGCTCAGAAGTTCGGCTTCACCTACAACGAGTCAACCGTCAACATCTACAAGGAAGTCCCTATCTTTGACGTTTGGGGACATCTTCATTCCTGCTAGGGGGAGCGATGGTCTGTCCCGTCTGCCATAAGGACGACAGTGTTTCTTCTGAGCACCATTTTTGGTGGCCGAAGAAGAAGTACCGCAACACCATCAAGAGAGCTCATCGGATGATGCTTCACCCGAAGTGTCACCGAGACTACCACGACTTCTACCTGCGTCACTGCCACCGTGAGACACGGCAGTGCGAGAAGCGGTTCGTTTGTCACTACTCCAGTGTCTGTTGCTATTATGCTGGCCGTTAGCCAGCCAAAGTCGGAGGGCTAGTTAAGAGCGGGTTACCACCCGAACCCTGGCTAGTCCTCCACCACCCTTAGAAAGGAGGGGAAATGAAAGAGGAAAAGTTCGAGTGGACAGAAGAACGCAAGTCCTTCCTCGTCAACTCAACTGATGAGGAGATGACAGCGTTTGTCTCCGAACACGGTCTCAAGCTCGAGTCTGTCTCCAGATTCCGCAGGAAACTGCGGAGGAGAGACGACCCGTCCAAGAAGACCAGGAAGTCACTGGCTCAGTTTCTGACCAGCGGCAAGCGGGTCTTTGAAATCGAGAACTACTTCGAGAAGAGCCTCGACGAAGTCTTGAAGGACATCCCTCAAGGCTACGAGCTCTTCCAGACCGTAGATGAGCACCACAACACCATCTACGTTCTCATCCCTGAAGTCCCCGTGGACTACGAACTGAAAGACAGGGCGTGGACTTACCGCTGGCAACCCAACGGTCAGCCCTATCTCTGGATTCAGTTCCCCGACGACTTCAACGGCAGGAAGCTCAAGGTCGTCCCCATCGCTGACCTCCACGACGGCAACCAAGCCTGTAACATGGACAAGTTCCGTGAGTGGGTCAACTGGATTTCATCCAGAGAGGACACCTTCGCCTTCATCAACGGCGACCTGTTCGAGAACGCTCATGGCGACTCCAACCGTGGGGTGGCTATCTATGAGCAGACCACCCGACCTCGGGGTCAGCTCGATGAGCTGGTTCACATCCTCGCCCCTATCGCTCACAAGATTCTCTGGGCTATCCCAGGTAATCACGAGGATAGGTCAAGGACAAGGGACTACGACCCGCTGGAGTGGCTCTGTGAGAGGCTGGGGATTCCCTACTCTTACGAGCCCATCTACGTCGACGTGCTGTGGAAGGGATTCGTTTTCGACTTCTTCTGCCAGCACGGTAACACGGGTTCACAGACCAAGGGGGGCAAGATGAACGCCGCCTCCCGTCCTCAGAAGTTCCAAGAGCACGTTTGCTTCACGGTCATGGCTCACGTCCACGATGCCACCACCAACACTACGGTGCGTATCTGCCGTGACAGGAAGAACTTCAAGCTCTTGGAGAAGAAGCAGTATGTCCTCATCTGCCCAGCGTTCCTGAGTTACTTCGGAAGCTATGCTTCCAAGCACCTCTACGAGCCTGGGGCTCAAGGGACAATCAACTGCGAACTGTTCGCCAACGGTGACTATCACCTGCGGGCTTAACCCTGTGGGGGTGCAAAACGGCACGAGATGTCGACACCCCCACTTAACTTAGGAGGTATCGTGAAAGAAAGACTAAAATTCTGGTGTAAGTTCTGGGGCGTACCAGTCCCCAAGACCTACCGCATCCCCAAGAAAGGGATGGTTTCCAACGGCTACAAGAAAAGCTACAAGTTCTGTGGCTATTGTGCTGAGGACGACACCATCTACTACGAGGGGAAGCTGACCGAAGAAGCCATCTTCCACGAGATAATCCACAAACGCTTTCCTGAAGCACCAGAGAGCGTAGTACATGGTCTAACTATAGCCTTCAGGGGCTGGCTATTCTAAAAGCCCCTTTAACTAAGGAGAAAAGATGGACGATACACATAAAGAAAACTTAAAGCAATTATTAGAAATGTTCAATTATCAAGCCACCGCCAAGTATACCAAAGGGGTCGAAGAACACGGCGGCCACCTGTGGCGAAAAGGAGTGGAGTTCTTAATAGACGCCGCTTATGAAGAAGCGGTTGACCAAGTGATTTACTTGGGACAACTAAGACAGATATTAAATGGGATAGAGGGTGACAAGTGAGTGGCTGGTTAGGGCTGATACTGCTAGTCACCAGCTACTTCTTTAAGGATAAATCCTTTTGGTGGCTACAACTGTTTGCTTGCTTCTTTCTGATAGTTCACGCCATCGACATTTCTGACCCAGTATATATCCTAGTGAACTCTATTATATTCTTTATTATTATCTGGAGACTGTATGGTATACATAGCAGGTAAGATAAGTGCCGACACCCCCGAAGAAGAAGAAGCCAACCTCAAACGTTTCTACGAGATAGAGAAAGAGTTCCTAGATGAAGGACTCGATGTCCACAACCCCGCTAGGTATAAGAAGCGAGGCAAGGTTTGGGAGCATTATTTGGCGATAGACTCAATTTTTCTGGTACGAAATCAACCTGATATGTTTTTTCTTAAAGGATGGGAGGAATCCCTCGGTGCGAGGCTAGAACACGAGATAGCTAAAAATTTGAAGCTAAAAATCTCTTACGAATAACAAAAGAGAGGGTGGTCGACCCCTCTCTTGTAGAATGGTGCAATTTATTATATAGTATAGTAGCCAGGGGTCTTCCTCTTTTCTTCCTCTGGCACTTTTATTCTAGCTCATCGAGTTTGGCCAAAAGGTCGTCTAGTCTTATAAGTCTTTTAACTTTTCCATCTCTAACAAAGTCCTTCATCTTTGTATATGCGACCTCTTTCTCAGCCCACTCTCTTAACTCCTTGATTACTTCTGACCTAACAGCGTCCATCATTCCTCCTCTAGCCTATCAAGGTACTTCTGCCCGATTTCATCTAAGGCATCAGCATACCACTGATTGAACCCCTTGTCGTCCTTATGAGTTTCCTTGTAGTAGACGAACATCCGTGACCTCAATCTCTGGGATGGAGTCTTCTCCTTGTCGAAGGCGTCTACATTTTCAGCAGGGACGTCCTCTTCTTGGATATCCGATTCGGAGAAGACCATCCACCCCTCTTTTCGAGCCAGCTCGAAGACCTTAGTTTGTTCTTGCGGTGATAGCTCTCTAGTTACCACTGCTATTTTAATTCCACCATCGACTAATGTTTGTATCCCCTGTATCATGGCGGGGATTTGAAATAAGCTTTTACTCATTTCTCCTCCTTTAATAAAGATTCTCCGTAGTAGTTGTGTGGTGGTGTCGGCCTCTTAACTCCACAACATACGCAGTAGTCGTTTAATTCGCTTCCATAATAACAACCGACAATTGAACAATTTCTTCCTTTCAAAAACTCGTGTAAATTGTGACCACCTAACAGCCCTTGGCGGTATTTTCCCATCGCCCTATAAATTTCAATAACTATCAAGGTCTCTAGGTCTGCCAACGGAACGTCGTGCTCCATCGCAAATTCTGTTATATCTGAATTTTTCATTATTACTCCTTTAGAATGGGATGTCATCGAGGTCTTCCTCTAGCTGTTCGGGGACTTTGACCTCATTAAAGTAATATCTTATATCCATACCTGTCTTACCGTTGGACTTGACTTCAAAGGTGGCTAGGTTGATATCAGATACCCCATCTTTAAAGACCGCCTCTAGTAGGCTGGAGAGCTGACCACTGCCTAAGTCTAACCAACCCTTATCAGTTTCTACCTGATAGACCTTGCGTGCTCCGTTGAACCACTTGTCCTCTGATACCATCTTCTTAGTCCCAGCGTCCCACATCTTAAACTTGTAGCCCTCAACCTCTTCAACGGTAAAGGTCTTACCGACCAATTCTGATAGCTTTGTATATCTTTTATCTTCCATTTATCTTCCTTACTTTCTCAGCCAGCTCACCTAGCGTCTTATTATAGTAACACTCCTCACACAAATCATAGACCGTACCGTTGTATACTCTTGTCATCTCTCCTGGATTGTTACATAGTATACATCCTGTTGCTGTTATCTCCCCCATAATCTCTATCTCCTTAGTTGCTTTACGTTTCTCGGCTAGGGGTACTTGGCTCTTAGGGACTCGCTTCCCTTTATATGTCCAAGTAATCCTGCCGTCTTTACCGACATTATACAGATACATGTTTACTCCTATGTGCTCTCCACGGGTGACCATCCCGTCTGTGACCCTCATAGGCACACTTCTGAGAGCAGTACTTAGTCCCTCTGTTCTTTATCTCTTTGCCACAGACCAAACACTCTTTATTTTTCATTTGCCTCCTTACGTTCTGCGTACTGTTTACGTTTATATTCTCTCTTTTTGTCTTGAATCTGTCCGTTCTGAGCTGGAGTCAGGTTCTCGTAGTCCTCTAAGAGAATCGGTCTACCCTCAGCGACTTTCTCTAACATCTCTTTTAGTTTGGTCGGGCTAATCTTACCATCTCCCCTCAGCTCTTCCATCTTTCTTTTATCTCTCTCGACATCAGTCATAGAGAGCGTAAATAAGTCCTCTGAGATTTTCTTCGCCTCATCTAGTGGCGTGTCGTCAGGGACTTCGATACTTCGGGCTGCCCAAATGTCCTCGGACTCATAGTTTCCGAGATTGACCTTTCGGCTGTACCCACGTTTGATTTCCATAGTTACCTCTTTCTTTAATGTACAACCATCTTACCACACTATAACCCAAATGTCAAATTAAAGTTGTGGATAAGTATATATTTCAAAGCTATTTGATACCCTTGATACAATGCTTGATATCGAGTATAATAGGGAGAACATTTAAACAAGGAGAGTTATGAAGCAATGCCATAAATGCTTGCGACTACTGCCTTTAGAAAGTTTTCACAAACATCCCGCTACCAAAGATAAGCTAGATGGTCGCTGTAAACAGTGTAAGAAAGAAGGACAACACAAGCTCCCTAAAATATGCGAGCATTGTGGTAAAAGTTTTTTAGCCGCCAAACCAATACCAAAAGTTCGTAGAGGAAGATTCTGTTCAAAAAAATGTCAATTTTCTTTTATGACAGGGGATAAAAGCCATCGATGGAGGGGCGGTAAAAAAATAAGCAAAGGTGGGTATATTTATATTTTTCAGAGAGAACACCCACATAGTACCAAAAACGGATATGTTCTCGAGCATAGATTATTGATGGAAAAGAAGATTGGTAGATATTTAACCAAAGAAGAAGTCGTCCATCACATAAACAGCAATACGAAAGATAATAGGATAGAGAATTTGGAGCTGTTCTCCAATCAAGGAGAGCATTTAAGTTATCATAATACTAATGGGAGAACGCCTATGACCCTAATTGGATGAAAAGAAGATATCTAACGAAAGGGTAAAAAATAAGAAAAAAAATTATAGTGGCACTTACTTCTGTATTAATCCTAGCGATTCCACTAGTCGCTTACGCTAACAGTTTAAGAAAAGTCGAAACAAAAAACGAAAAAGAAATCGCAGAGAACATTAAGAAAGAAATAGACAGAGAGCCCACTGTAGCCCCGTTTCCTCGTGGGGAGTATCAGGTAACCACCCCTGCCCCAAAAACGCCACAGAGAGCCTCTACGAAGCCCACAACGCCTATTGTGAGCACTCAGTCTGAGCAGTGGTACAAAATATTCATTTACAACCACGAATCAGGCAACGACCCAAAACGTTGGAATACATCAGGGTGTGTCGGGTTGGGACAAGCGTGTCCTGCCTCTAAATTATTGGCTGTATGCCCGACACTTGATTATGCCTGTGAGGATAGGTGGTTTACTAACTACGCTATCTCCCGCTATGGCTCTTGGTACAACGCATATCGTTGGTGGATAGCTCACAGATGGTGGTAACTATCATCATGTGGGCACTTGCCTTCTATTTCACTTATCTAATCCTCTGCGAAGATAAGGAAAAGAATGTGGGAGAAAAAATTAAAAGGCAAAACAACGGTAGAGGCTTGGAGATTAATCTACGACCTCACCCGTCCTCTCACACCCGAGCAAAGAGATAGGCTCTGGCAATACTATCTCAAAGTAAATAAAAAACCCCGACCAGATGACGCATCATGGTGGGGTGAAACCTAAAAGAGGGGTTGTTAATCCCTCTTTTTTATACCCAGCTGATTTTCCATAAAATCTACCCCATCTTCAACCCATTTTTCCATCAAGTGATTCTTCTTGGTATCTATCTTCATTTCTTTTCTGAGCTTCCACATAATGATATCTATTCTGTCATTTAATTCAGGGTAGATATGGAGTGAGCTACGCTTTCTCTCTGACCATCTTCTCGGTGCTTTCTCTTTCATCTTACTTCCATTTCTTTTATTACTCTATCAGCTTCTATCATAGCGTCTAAGGTATTGATAAACGCTTCTATCTGATTATCTTTGACTTCTTCTGAGGCGTTCCACTTCGCTAGATAGAGTGATAGCTGTAATCTAACCCACTTTTTAATCCCTGGATTCATTTCATGCTCCTTTCTTTTAATACTGCCCAAATTAATCCGATAATGACATATATTGTCCAACCATATAGAATTAATTTCATAGTGCCTCCAATATGGCACAGCTCTCACACATACCCTCAAACCCATCACATTCTTCTTCTGTAATGTCCTCGCCACACTCGGTACAGGTGTGTCCACCGATTTGACCACACCAACCACACTCTAAATCTTCTTCTTTTTCAATTTCTTCTATGTCCATAGTCCCCTCTCTTTCAACTGATTCTCAACTTCTTCCATTCTCTCATACTCGTACTGTTGCCATTTTTCTTTAGCAAACTCTTTTCTCTCTTTTACCCACTCACAGAAATCGTGTAGCTCTGCTTGGGTTTTATCTTCTTCACTCATCTCTCCCCCTTTCACATTTTTTCTAATTTGTCAAATGGTACTGAATAACAATCTAACTTACCATTACTCTCTATCGGGTACTTCTCTACCTCTCGACCTGAGATATAAAACTTCATACCCTCTAAATGTTTTGCCTTTGTAAAGGTAATAACATTATCAACACCAACTTTGTACTTCGCTATCAAGACTTTCATATCGTGGTAGCGTGGCTTCCAAATCTCTATCATTACTTCTCCTCTCTTTACATTTATCACATATCACACTTATTTTCTCGCAGTCAAAACACTCGTTCTCAAACATATCTTCTTCATTAAATCCCCAATACTCTCTCCCACACTCACATTCGAAATAATCACTTCTATTTATCGCCTTTTCTTCGCTTTCTAATATCTCGCCACACTCACAGACAATTTTATACATACTACCCCCACTTTTTTAGAGTTTTTTTTCTTTATCTTGCTAGGTATTTTCTTATCTCTTTGACCACGTCTTGCGGTTTCATTTCATCATCTACAAACTGCCATATACTCGCATTTTCCTTTTCTAATGCTATAATCTCTTGGTCAGTCAGCTCTTGATAGACCGCTTCCTCAAAGATGTCATTGTACTTATTACTCACATCTCCTCACTTTCTTTTATCTCTTTTAATTCTTCCCACTTGCTGTCCGATATTTCCTCGCCAACAAGTTTTTCATAATCGGATTTATCATACTCTTTTGCTACTTCGTCAATCCAAGTCCAAACTATTCCTAGCTTTTTTTGGCTATCTACCGACATTTCAAGCGTTTTTTCTACAACCATTTTGTAGTCTATCTCGCTCAAAACACCCTTTAACGCTTCGTATACTTTTTCGTTCATTTCTCTTTCCTTTCTTTTTTAGTAGTGGCTTTGTTTATCAGGCTCATACTGCCGAAGCAGGTTTTACATGGGCGCTTTCCACCCTTTTGCCAGACAGGAATAAACTTGGTCGGCTTTCCTCTTATTTGTTGGGCTTTATCGGTATCCCTTTCGAGAAGCTCGTAAACTTAGTCGAGCGCCAACTGAACTCGATACCCTATCCGATACCACTTTTTAATGTTCTGTTCTCAAGAGAGAGAAAACTTATTTAACTTGTGAGCTAACCTTTAATTAATTATTTGTTAGCACTTTCTCTCTCTTTTTCAAATTACTTATTCACCCTCTCATGCTACCACACTATTGCCCACTTGTCAATAAGATTATGACAGGTCAGGGGGGAAGCCACTTACTGCTTCCCCACAAGAGGTTATCGAGCTTAATAGCTCGTAGCGAGAGGCAAGGCTTCCCCACCTTTTAATCCGAGAGTCGAACTCGGCTACCTCTCTCTATGAGCTATCAATTATTAGACACCCATTTGGCAAGGTCAATTTACTTTTCTATTTACTCAACCCGAAATTATAATCCTCGTTCATATTTTCAGCTATCTCGTACCAATTAACCTCGTCTACGAAAGCACTTGCCCAACCACCAACGAGTCTATTGGTTTCATTTTCAAAACCATTTTGGTCAATAAAGTCCAAAGTATAGTTTTTAAGATAATCCGACAACCCTACAATATCGCCAAAAGACTCTTTTGCGTTGTCTATGCTATCGCCAAAACCATCAAACAACTCAAGATTTACTCGCCAAGTGGCGTAATTTGTCCAACCATTATATTTTTCCATTTCTAACCTCTTTTACTTTCTGACCTCGCCAAATTGATGTCTAATCCCTATCACTTCACAAGTCGCAAGGCGTCATTTACTCTTTAATATTGTTCGTAAGTACTTTTTCTGATAGCTTCCGACTTCTTTAAACCCTCATTGATTACATATAAGTAAGCCAAAAAGAGAATAAAGCATATAATCACAGCTAAGCAACTTCTCTTTGTCTGATTCAAGCGTTGTCGTCTCTTTCGTCTTTTGATAGCTTCTTTGGTGTGTTTTGTTAGCATTTTATGACTTCCATTTCTCGATTAAACTCTACCAAGATAAATGGTTGCCCACACTCACAGATTAAATCTGTTTCGTCTGACGACATAAAATAATCTGCCTTGTTTGCTGAATATTCAACCATACAATTTTCACAAAACAAAACCTCTTTTGTCCTTGTTTTATCAAGTATTTGGTCTGATAGGTCTTTAATCTTTACCATAGTATAACCCCCTGTTTTCTGACACCTCGCAACCTGTAAAGTGATAGTTTCACAAGCCCAAGTACAAGAGCAAGGTATTAATTCTTTATTCCTCTATCACTTTTAATTCTTTATTTAAGAACTTTGTAACTATTTCAAACCTATAACAACCTTTACAAATGTCTTGCCTCTCGCTTTCGTTGTTTGTATCGTCAACCTCGCCACATATTTTACATTTGAATAACATAATAACCTCTTTTCTAACCCTTGCCCTTGTATTTGGACTTGTGATTACACACTAGCAAGTATAAGAGCAAGGCGAAGTTAATTATTCTTTAAGCAGTTCTTATCTCGTATTCTCTCTCTATATACTCTCTAAACTTATTCTCGTCAAATCTATCATTTTTTGCTTTTAGTAAGTCACAGAAATCCTGTATAATAGTTTCAACCTTGATACCTCTAACTCTCGCACAAGCCAAAATAGTAGCAATTAATACATAATCCTTTTTAGTCATTTCGATACTCGCTTTCTGCCTTGCCCTTGTATCTGCTAGTGTGTTTTGTTAGATAAGCTCTTATACTGCCCTGAGAGTCATAGCTCTATGGCTGGTTTTTAGCTCTAACCTATTTGTCAAGGTGCTTGATTTGTGCTATAATTGATTTACTGATAATCTAAGTATAACACTACTTGACAAGTATACAAGAAAATTAATTTGAAGCTAAAAATGACACTTTTCCACAATTAGCCGAATAAGTGTTTTACAAAATGAAAGTGAGTTTTCCACAACCATGAGTGAGTTAGAGCAAATAATCAAGAAAATACCCGATAAAAGAAAGTCCGCCCTACCAAAACACAAGAGAGCGGAAGTTATTCAAGAGTTAGCACAAGGCAAGAGCGTAAGAAAGACAGCAATTGACTTAGGTATAGCAAGAAAGACAGCCGAAACTATAAGAATAGAGAATAAGCCACTAATAGCGGAAATACAAGAAAAGCAAGCAATTCAAGCGGTAGAGATAAAACAACGGCTATTGAATAAGACTTTAAACTTGTTAGATAGGAAACTAGACAGAATAGAGCAAGACGATAGCAAACTGGATTATATGAAACCACAAGAACTTACAAGTACCGCTAAAGACTTGTTCAATATGTCACAAGTAGAGTTAGGGAAAGACACGACAGATTATACAAAGAAAGATATAGCAACCCTCACAAATGAGCTAAAGACAATAACATACGCTATAGAGGCTAATAACACTAGAGAGCTATTACAGCTTACATTTAACGATAAAGACGACAACTAGTACCACTTACTCTATATAAGCCCATAGTCGTACAACATACATTACTCTTATATTGTGCGACATATACATCATTTATGTTATAATATATGTTTTATTAATTTATTTATTTATTATTTATTTATTAATGATTATGTATATTATAATGTAAGAGATAGACCAACCCCCATGCCACCCCATTACCTCCTCCAACTTATAGATATAGTGGTAGTTACTTACATATATAATTTATATAAAAAAATAGTAAAGTATATTAAATAATATTTTATATTATTCGTCAAGGTATGCGTAGGGACAGAGTGAGTTTAGTAGTCCCCTGCGTGTGGCTACTTTTTCTCTGAGAAGTTGTTTGAAAGTTTTCTCTCTTTCCTTCCTGCAGCTGCTGACTCTATCGGGTTCGACATTCCTCTAGTACCGATGACCTTGACCTTCACAGCGAGTGTCCAAAAATACTTTTCTTTGAGTTTTGGGTTCTATTTTTGTTAGGTTTTATATCCCGTTTATGCGTTGGGCATAGAGTTGAGATAGTTCGATAGACTTCTTCTGGGTGTTGGCTCTATCGATTCGTCCCACCAACCACTATCCTGACGATAGATATATACAGTATATAAAAAGCCGCCTGGTTTGTCAAGCGACGTACCAAGCGGCCTATTTTGTTGAGTTGTTTCGTCAGGATAATGCACAACCCATATTGAATTGTAGCTACATTATATCATATTATATAAGTATGTCAAGCAGAAAAGAGAGCCCTTTCTAAACGTCACCACATCAGGCCGTTTGCGTTCATTCAAAAGCTCTCGCCCTCTCACCTGAAATTAATATACCACAATTTACACAACCTGTAAAACGTGTTAGAATATACCTATGACAAAAGAACTTACCGTCTTTGGATGCTACCATAACCGCCTGAAATATACCGACGACTTTGTTTTCTGTGTGGAGTGCGGGGAGCGGTGGTTCTCGGAATATATGATTCAAAGTGCCATCGTCAAGGTTACTCACCACGAGCAGCCCAATTTTAATGAGATATTAACCGAATGGAGAAAACATGTTCAGTAAACTATGGAACGCCGTTAAGGGCTGGATGACCAACGAAGGCATCCCCAAGGGTGTAGATAAAGACAAGCCATTTAAGGGTGAGCGGGTTATCGAAATAGATAAAGACTCAGGCCGTAGGGACTATGTCTATCAGGGTAAAGACCCCCAAATCCCCAAGGACATATTCGCAGAAAAAATCAAATTTAAGGATAATCGGGTAGGAGAGATGCCCAGAGGAGAGAAGGTTCTCATCCATCCCAGGACTAAGAAAGAAGTCACCCCGCTATCCAGCGTTTATAAAGACCCCCTGGCCTATATTAAAGTCCTGTCTGATGCTACGTTCGGAGAAGACCAATGGCCAGCTACAAAAAAAATAATTATGGATGAATCCAGCGGTAATCCAAAAGCGTTTAATGGAACCTATCTTGGCTTGTTTCAGAATAATAAAGATTTGTTTTCCTCAGACGAACCCAGCCTGGATGAACAGTTCAAGGTCTGGTCTAACTATATCAGGACACACATTGACAATAGAACAGGAAAACCTTACGGAACCCCGTCACAAGCCCTGGACTTTAGGGAAAACGAAGCCCCTAAATATAAAGCCTCTGGCGACCCCAGATACGCTAACTTCTCAATAAATTGGTATTAAATGGAGAAACAAATGGAAAGAACCCCCTGCGAAGTATACTCAAGAGTGTGCGGTTATTACCGCCCAGTCAAGGACTGGAACCCCGCTAAGCAACAAGAATTTGAAGATAGAAAAGACTTTGAATGGAACGACAAGAAATTATCGAAGCCTTAGAGAAGGCCAAACAACTCCAGCTACTAACCTTAGCGGAGACAGCAAAGAAAGACCTGTTCTTTTTGGCTCATGAAATCCTCGACTACAAGTTAATGACCGAATCTGTCCACCGCCCGCTAACGGCGGTGTTGCAGTCTCTGGTCGAACCTAACTCTAAATGGCTGGAGATGATACCCAAAGAGTCCACCCACTTCTCAGAGCGGGACAACGATATCTTTAACAACAACATCTCCATAGAGGACTTGAATAAAAAGTTTAGACTGATTCTGATGCCCCGTGGTACTTTTAAATCCACCATCTCCACCATCTCCTTCCCGCTACAGCTGTTACTAATCAACCCAGATATAAGAATATTGATAGATTCAGAGACCTTTGATAAGTCACGGGCGTTTATGGCTGAGATTAGAGGCCACCTGGAATCCAATGAGAAGTACCGAGCCCTCTTTAAAGCCCTCCATGGCATCTACCCAGATGAGAGAAAGGGTGTCGATAAGTGGGGAGACACGGAAATCAACGTCGCCGCCCGTAAGAAGAAAGCCAAAGAACCTAATCTTAGTTGTTCTGGTGTTGGGGTAACCAAGGTAGGGATGCACTACGATGTAGTGATGTCCGACGATTTACATTCCGAGAAGAATGTAACCAATAAAGAGCAGATACAACAGGTAATCGACCACTATAAGCTCAACCTCTCCCTACTGGAGCCGACAGGATTCATGACGGTTATCGGCACGAGGTGGGACTATCTCGACTTATACCAGTATATTATCGATAATGAACGCCACAGGTTCTGTGTTTACGCCCAACAAGCGGAAAAACCCGACGGAACTCTGTTATTCCCCGAAAGATTGACCAAACAATTCCTGACAGACCAGAGGATGTCGCAGGGCTCATCGATTTATTCTATGCAGTACCAGAATTTACCGATAGATGACGAAACTGCCACCTTTAAATACTCCCAAATGCGTAAAGTAGACAACGATTGGGTCAAAAACAAGCCGATTAACTGGTTTTTGATGTGCGACCCCGCTATTTCGCAGGCTTCAACCGCCGATGACACCGCTTTTGTGGTTGCTGGCTTCGATATGGAGCGAAATATCTACGTCAAAGACATAATTTACGGCAAATTCATGCCATCAGAGATAGTAGACCAGATATTCTACCTCTATGAGATGCATAAACCGAAAATGGTCGGGGTAGAGAGCGTTGCTTTCCAGAAAACCCTGATATATTCCATCAATGACAAAATGAAAGAGCGAAACTGGGCATTTTCCATAAAAGAGATTAAAAGAAAGAACGCTCACTCTAAAGAAGACAGGATAAAATCTCTCCAACCCTATTATGAGAATGGCCGTGTTTTCCACCTTAGAACCTGCAAAAACATCGATGAATTGGAGTACCAACTCATACACTTCCCAAAAGGACGAAAAGATGATATAATAGATGCACTTGCTGACTTGTTGGAGATAGGTTTCCCCCCAGATAACCGCCAACGACACAATACAGATGAAGACCGAGCACGAAAAAGGAAAATGTTTAAAATATTAAGCCAGCCGAGAAGTAAAATTACTGGTTACTAGGAGCAAGAATGAAATCACGAGCCGTCCTAAAGGAAGAAGAGAAAATCGCCAAAGCCCAAGAAGCTGAAGGCAACTATACGCCGTCCGAAGACGAGAAGAAAATCATCCAACGGGTCTATCAACGATATGACTGGATGCGGAACTCAGAGGCCAGAAGCGAGTATGAGACCGACATCGATAACGCCGACAAGGATTACAGAGCCTATGTCGTCCCCAATGACGCTGATGACTACCGTTCCAACATCAATAAGCCGATATCTTTCGCTATTATTGAAACGATGGAGCAGGAGACGATTGAACGCAAACCTCGACCTTTTGTCGAACCCCGTTCCCGCTCAGATGAAGCCTCCTCAGAGTTTACCAACGATGTCTTAAAGTATTCCTTTGACGTCGGTAACTTCGACCTCCAATTCTCCCTGGCCAGGAAAGAATCCAGAATCCGTGGTACAGGCTTTTTGTTTGAATACTACCGCTATGACAAGAGAACCGTCGGAGAGCTAGACCTTAAAAAGGAAGACGGAGAGCTAGTCGAATCCTACAAGGAAATTGAAAAGATAGATTATGACGATTTATACTGCGAACACCTCGATGGCCAATGGCTCTTCTTTGACCCCGCAGGCCACCACATCTCTAAATGCCGAGATATGATACGCCGAGAGATATTGAATATCGAAGAGTTTTATCGTGTCTATAACAATAAGAGAGGCTTTATCAACGTCGATATGGTTAAAGGTTCAGGGAACGTCGACTGGGCGACCTTCTACACCCCGCCCGCAGGGATGGAAGAAGATGCCGTCGAAGTCCTCCACTATTACAACCGCTCCCTTGACAGATATGACGTTCTAGCCAACGGCGTGGTTATCAGAAAGGGCTACAACCCCTATCCCCACAAAGAACTCCCCGTCATCGTCCTATACTGCTACAAAGACCCCAACCATTTTTATGGCTTGGGAATACCAAAAGTTGTTAAATCCTTAGTTGAGGAAAGAAACACTATCTCTAATTTAAGGATGGACGCTCAGAAAATGGGCATCAACAAGATGTTCTTTATCGACGATATGGTGGAGATGGACGATATCGACCTTATCCCCCGACCTCACGGCTTTATCCCCGTCAATACTGGCGGTCAGCCGTTAAACCAGAAAATCTTACCCCTAGAGTACGGTAACATCCCACTATCTACCTATAAGGAAGAAGAAGTCCTAATAGAAGACATCAGAAGGACGACAGGCGTCGACGATAGAATCCAAGGCCTCAATATGGGCGGAACCGCTACTGAAGCCTCGATTTTGAAGGAAGCGACGATGAAACGTATCAATGCCCAGAATCTTTACAATGAAATGGACGCTTTAGTCCGTTTGGGCATATTGAGACTGGAAAACATCAAATTCTTCTATTCTGTGCCTAAGTTTGAGAAAATCACAGGCAAAGACGACGTTAAAGAGAAATACCGCACTATTGCCGTTAAAGGCAAGGAATATCAGCTAGATGAGATGGGCGGCCTAGTCGTTGAAGAGAAAGAAGGCGTTTCCAACTTCACCCTGAATAAAGACTTCATGAAGTTCCTAGAAAGAGACTACGACATCGTCGTTAGGGCTGATTCCAGCTATGTCGTCTCTAAACCCGTGATGCAGTCCAAATTCACCGAGATGGTGGATAGAATCACTGCTAACCCGCTATTCCAGCTAGAAGCCGACGCTAAGAAACTATTAAAGCGATATATCGAAATAATGGACGAAGACCCCAATGAAATCATGAAAGAACCCCGAGACACCGAAGAAATGCAATTCCTGGCACAGATGGAGAATGATGTCATGATGGGCGGCTATCCGCTACCTCCGACTCAGGGAGCGACCATGGAGCACAATCAAGTCCATCTAAACTACGCTCAGAGTGCCGAAGCCCAACAGAACGACGAAGTCCTCTTACAGATACTAGAAACCCACATTAGAGGCGAAGCGTTAGAGATGGGAGCGATGATGCCAGAAGAAGGCGGAGCACCAGATATGGGCTCACAACTCCCCGACCCCAATATGAATCCCGTGGATATAATGCCAAACAACCCACAAGGAGCAGAATAAAAAGAAAGAAGGAAAATGAAAGTAAGAAAGTTTCTCAGTGAAGAGGACAAGGCAATCCTGCACGACCTTTATGATTCTAACTATTGGCCAGTCTTTAAGAAGATGCTCGCCAACGACCAGTTGAATATCATGCAGGCGGGGATGTCTTCTAACTTCGACCAGGAGTTCTACGTCAATAAAGGCCAGTTACTCCACATCGAACGTTTAAAGACCGAGATGAGCAGGATTTTCAAGGAAATAGAAAATAAAAACAAGGAGAGAAATGCCAAAAGCTAAAAGCAAAAAGCAAGCAGGGTTTTTCGGCCTCATTGCCTCTGGCAAGAAGAAGGCCAAAGGCTTCTCCAAATCAGAAGCCAAAGACCGATTGAGAGGGGTTAAAGTAAAATCCCTACCCAAAAGAACCAAAAACAAATAAAGGTTGACAGTGGAAAAGGATTATGTTACTATAAAGGAAGTCCAGTTGTTAAGTCTGGGTAGCCGATGCTACAAGATGGTCAGCTGGATAATCGAAAACCAAAACGAAATCGAGGGATATAAGGATGGTAACATCTCCTTCTCTTTCACTGGTGGTATCTTAAAAGTCAAAGACGAAAATTACAAACAGTTATAATGTAACTCCATGAACGAGGCATTATCCTGAGCACACTCCTCCGTGCTTAGGATTGTGCCTCTTTTTATAACTTAAACTTCCCAGTTGCTAAACAAATGGGATGAAAGGACAACATGGCCAAGAAAGAAGAAACTCCTGAAGTTTCTGAAGAAGAAACCAAACAGGAAACGGAAGCTGCCGAGACCGAGGCAGAGCAAACCGTAGAAGTAACGGAAGACGACGGTCAGACTGAGGAAACAGCCTTCGACATGAAGTTTAAGCAGTTCCAAGCCCAAAACGCAGAGGAATATGCCCGCAAACTTGAAGAAGCCTACCTCAACAGTAGCCAAGAAGGGCAACGGCTCAATAAAGAGTTGTCGGACAGAGAGAAGGAACTTGAGGTTATCCAAAAAATAGTTCAGTCTAATCCCGACCTCAAACAGGGCTTTGCCGATTCTCTAGGCGGAGACTATAACTCTCCAGCAGAAGACTTGACGGCTCAACAGATACGTCAAATCATCAGGGAGGAACTTGGTAAGAACCCAGCATTATCGCATGCTGAGGAACAAAGAAAGTCTCAAGACAAAGCCATCTATGATGAATTTGTTCAAGAGCACCCAGAAGTTGAAACTAACCCCCAACTTGCCGAAGAGCTAGAAACCTACTTTGGAGCCTTAGCTCAAGCCGAGGCTAACAAGGGGAAAACAGTGGACTTCAAAAGCACCCTTTTTAAGGCGTGGAAAGTAGTCTCAGGCGAACAGGAGTTAGCAGGAATGAAGAAAGTCATTCAGAAAGAAAGTGCAGCGATGGGCAGTGCCCCGTCAGAAGGAAAAGCCAAGGCTGGTCAATCACTCTCTGAAGCAGAGCGTAAGATTGCCCAAGCATTCGGTCTATCCGACGAGGACTACCACGCAGGCAAAAAACTTTCACAAGAAGATAAATAATAACTACCCACAATGAAAACTCACGCTAATTGCTAAAGAGAAAATGGAGATAATTAAAAGGGTAAGGAGTAAAAAACAATGTACGGACTAAAGTACTATAAAAACCTTTTCGGTTCACCTCAACCTCTAGTTAATAGTGGTTGTCCTGACATCCGAGTAAAGGCTTCCCAAACTATTACCAAAGGCGACCCAGTAAACATCGAAGCTGGTTACTGGAATTTAGCTGCTGCTACAGAGAAAATCTTTGGCATCGCTAACGAAACCGTCGTTGGTAACGCTGGTGGGACTTCTAAACTAGAAGTCATCCCAGTAAGAGAAGGCGACATCTTCATTGCCGACAACGACAATGTAGGCACAACCTTCGCTGCAACCCACCCTGGCACATACTTCGATATTACAGGGACAACAGGAGCTGTCTTAGTCGACACTAGTTCTACTACTACGACTGGTCAACTTCTCTGCGTCGAATACAACCCGCAAAATCTGGGGCTGGATTCTGACACTTCTATCGGCCTTTTCATGATTGCCGAAAGACAAAACGACGGCTTAGCCGCTTAATAGTAAATTAACAACAAAATCGGGAGATTAAGATGAGTGTTTTAACACGAGCTAACTTCGCCGATTTGCTAGACCCCGCCTTTAGAAAAATCTATTCTGATGCGGAAAAAGAACTGAACTACAAATACTCACAAGTATTCAACGTCAGCAATTCTTCCAAGAATCTTGAGAAAGATTCAGGCATTTCTGGTCTACAGCAAATGGCAGAAGTTGGGGAAGGTGAAGCCGTAACCTCTGATACTGTGTATCAAGGCTATGACAGCACGTATACCCACAAGAAATTCGGTAGGAAAGTAACTATCACCGAAGAAATGGTCGACGACGACCAATATAGAGAAGTTGAAAAACGGGCTAAGGGATTGGCTATTGCCATGAACAGAACCGTTGAGCAATCTGGTGCAGACGTTCTTAACAACGGCTGGACAGCAGGTGCTGGCGGCAAAGCTAGTGGCTTCTTAACAGGTGGCGATAGCTATGCTCTTTTCTACGCATCTCATCCTCGAACTGATGGCGGAACAGCACAGTCAAACTCTACCACATCTGACCTAGCGGAAGATTCCCTAGAGACAGTATTGGTCGCTATGCGTTCTACCAAAGACGACCGAGGTGAATTAATCCTCGTTCAACCAGATACCCTTATCATTCCTCCAGCCCTTGAGAAAGAAGCTATGATTCTTCTTAACACTCAAGGTCGAGTCGGAACAGCTAACAACGATGTCAACCCTTATAAGGGAAGATTGAACATCGTAGTTTGGGACTTCCTAGGCTCTGCTGCTGGTGGTTCTGATACCGCTTGGTTTGTGCTTGATAAGAGCATGAACCCGCTAAATTGGTTCTGGAGAAAACGTGGTTCGCTTGAAAGAAACGTAGACTTTGACACTTCAAACATTGAGTACAAACTCACTGCTAGATGGTCAAATGGTTTCTCCACATGGAGAGGCATCTATGGCTCAAAAGGCGATAACAGCTAAAATCAACTAAATGGGTAGGGCTCGTTAGTACTGCAAGGACTAACTACTGTATGGACAATAGACCAAAATGTACAAATGAAGGATGTAATAATCCCGCAACCAAAAAAAGAACTAGAAAGGACGGAATCCCTGTTTATAGAAAACTATGTTCTGGTTGTCTGCGGAGAAAGTATGGCATGCCTTCAAATTCAAAGGGTAGAGCAAAAGCGAAGTTACCAAACAAATGTATTATTTGTGGATGGGATAAAGCACCTTGCGATATTCATAGAATAAAATTTGGAAAAGATGGTGGTAAGTATACAAAAGGGAATGTTGTAAAAATATGTCCTAATTGCCACCGACAAATACATTTCGGTTCGTTGTCCATACAGTAACTCGCTGAGCCCCTCCTAACATGGAGTATAAATGTTAGACAAAACTAAACCGTGGCAAAGACATGCCTTTGGAAGTCCGTGGGACAAGAATATCTGCAAGTTCTCTTTCGGATGGACTCACACTTACAAGAAGGCTGCCGCTGGAACAGCCACTTCCGTTCTAGCCGCTACCACCTGTGGAACAACCACCACTACGATTACGACTGGTTTCACAGACCCTGATGTCCCTCGTGTCCTTAAAATCACGATGGCAACAGCTGCAGGTATCGGTGACGGCAGTGCCATCATCACTGGAACAAATGTAGAGGGAGCAACAATTACTGAAACCTTCGATATCGTCGACGGAACCGCTGGGGCAACCAACGGGACTAAGGCCTTCAAGACGGTTGAAAGCGTTGTTGTTTCTCCGATGAAAGGGTCTTGTACCATTGCCGTCGGAACTCTCAACGTTCTTGGGATGAACCACAGACTATTCCCTTCAAATACTACTATCAGAGAAGTCATCGATAACGGCACGACCAGGTCACTGGTTGCTACCGCTCCAACGATTACCGACGCTGATGAACAGTATATTGAGAAGAATCTGGTCACTCCAGTCACAACGGTCAATGGGACGTATTTCTATACGTTCTACTATGACTACGACGCATGGTCAGTCGGCGACATCAATGATGACCCGAAATACCATACTTCGACGTCGACTTCTTCGACTTCTACTTCTACGTCAACCACGGCTACCCCAAGTACTTCTACTTCTAGCACTTCGTCATCGACTTCAAGCACTTCGAGCTCAACCTCAAGTACTTCTAGTTCGACAAGTTCTACCAGTACCAGTACGACAACTGTACCGTAAAATAAAAATTAATATAGGGATTGGGGCAACCAAAATAGTTGCCCCCGCCCTTGCGTAAGCTAAAGGAGAACCATGATAAAATCACAAACAACTATAGCCAATGCTCACGATTTCACTGACACCTTCACCGCTGAGTATGACAAAGACCATTCAGCCCTAGTCCTGATTACTCCCACCACTGGGAAGAAAATCAAGGTTACGGGCGTTTATCTTTCTACCGAAGGAGCCTCTGCTGCTGGTAAAGCGGTCAAGGTCTACTTCACGGGAGATACCGTGGTAAACGTCTACGTCACCAACGCTGTCCAGAATACTGTTATTCAAGACATCGTTCTTGAGGGAGCAGTCAATGAAACCCTGAAACTAACCTCTAATCTAGGAGATGACAAAAACTACTTCATCGCTGTCAATTATAGGGAAGAAGGCTAAAAAAATAGTTTACAAGTATCTTTATATTTGCTATACTATAGGAAAAGAAAAGAGGAAACAAAATGAGAAAAAAAGTTGGAATATTAACCAATTTTAATAGCTACCTTAAATCATATTCACCCCTCATTATTGTTTCTGAACAAATCACTATGTTATTACAGGCTGGCTACGAACCAGTCGTAATAGTTACGGAGTCCTTTGACCCTCCGAAGGATTCCGTTTTTAGTAAGGTCAAACTTGAGTATATCCCCAACGTCTCGGTCTCTAACGAAGCCAAGCAAGACATCTCTTTTGAAACCGATATCTCCTTTTTAGAGCAGGAGATGAGACGTATTATTAAAGACAACAATATCGAGGTGATGATTACCCACGACCTCATTTTCTTACCTGACTACGTCAAGCACAGGATAGCCTGCCTCTCCATGGTCAAAGACTTCCCGAAACTCCGCTGGCTCCACTGGGTACACTCCGCCACCAACCCCGAATCTCTCATTAATGAAAGAAAGAACTTTGAAGACAAATACCGAGAGATGCTCAAGCAGAAATTCCCTAATTCCTTCCTTGTTTATCCCAACGCCTATGATGTACCACGGGTAGCTTTGAACTTCGGCTATGAGACAGGCGAAATCAAGGTAGTACCTCACTCCACTAACTATATTGAATTTAACCACCCCCACCCGATAGTCGAAAGACTCATCGCCGAGAAGGGGCTTTTAGATGCCGATGTTATTATGATATACCCCCTACGGATGGACAGGGGCAAGCAACCCCACGTCAACCTGGAAATCATCCGAGCCTGCAATAACCTCGGACTTGACGCACGCCTTATCTTTGTCAATTTCCACTCAACGGGAGACGACAAGGTTACATATAAGGAAGAAATCAAAACAAAAGCTGAGGAATACGGTATCAGCGAGAAAGTGGTCTTCATGAATGAATTTGACCCGTCTCTCCATACCGAGTCCCCGAGGGAACTGGTCTCTGACCTTTTGGAATTATCTAATGTTTTCTGCCTGCCATCGATGTCGGAGACCTACTCTCTGGTCGTTCAAGAAGCAATGCTTAAAGGAAACTTCTGTATCTTAAACCACGACTTCGCCCCCATGCGAAGTATCTACGGGGACAAGGCTATCTATCGCCAGTTCTCCTCTAACATCGCCTTTGACGGTTTAAACGGGACTATCGAAACCACCTTCTCCAACCCCGACGGTTACTACCACGATATCGCTTGTTACATTAAATACATGCTCGATAACGATATGGTCTTAAAGGCTAAGACCTGGGCACGGAGGGATAGAAACCCCCACGCTGTCTTCAGAAACTACGTCGAACCCCTACTATATAGTGGAGTGGAAGATGCCCAAAATTAAATTAACTAAAAATAAGTTTGCCATTGTTGACCAAGAAGACATTAGGTTCTTAGGTCAGTGGAAATGGCAATTTTTGTCAAACGGCTATGCGGTAAGAACAACATCAATAAACGGAAAAAGAAAAGCAATTTTAATGCACAGAGTTATCAATAATACACCAGAAGGAATGATAACTGACCACATAAATGGAAACAAGATAGATAATCGAAAGAAGAATCTAAGAACCTGTACTTATAGCAAGAATCTAATGAACCAAAGACTATCGTCCAGAAACACCCATGGACTTAAAGGAATAACACTGATAAAAAAAACAAAGAGATGGAAAGCACAGATAAAACTAAATGGTAAAAATTTAAATCTTGGGCATTTTGTAAACAAAGAAGATGCCCACACTGCTTACGTCAAAGCTGCTAAAAAGTATTTTGGTGAGTTTGCGAGGGAAAAGTGAAAAGCCCAAAATTCTCTGTGATTTGTCCAGTCTATAGCGAGCCAACAGGCAACTTCAACCGCAAGCTGACTATCAGCCGTGCCATTAGAAGCATTTTAAATCAACAATACCACGACTGGGAATTAATCTTGGTCAACGACGGCTCTCGGGACGAAATGCCTGAGATTTTGGATGAATGGGCAAAACATGATAATAGAATTAAAGTGTTCCACCAGCCCCCCTTAAACCGTGCCGTCGCCCGAAATAGAGGGATGGATGAAGCCACAGGCGAGTGGATATGCTGGCTGGACTCTGACGATGAGTATGTCTCCCACTACCTGCGAGCGATGGACAGAGCCATCACCGACTTACCTGAATACAACATTTTTAACTTTGAATCAATTATTTACTACCCCGACCACCACAGCCTTATCAGACCAGCCTTCAAGCCGAAGATAGAAGACGAAGGCCACGAATACTTTAGAAGTGGGCACATTGCAACGGGTAGCTTTATCTTTAGACGGGAGCTCTGGGCGAGCGACCCCAAATACCGTATCCCCGATGAATCCTCTCCTTACGGTTTTGCCGCCGCCAGTGGCTTCGATATGAGGTTCGGGGAAAACCACCCCGACGTCGAACCACCATCAGAAGGAGCTTTCACCGACCACAAGCTCAGGGTCGGGATATCTCTGGGCAATCCGTGGGGTGATGACTTCCTCCAGTTCTACTATTTAACCAGAGATAACATCTCCAAGGCCTTGGATATCGCCCTCTACATCCAATACCCCAGAAGTAGTGAAGATGGATACGAACACTTCTAAAATCGATATAGTTTTAATGCCTACTTTTCCAGTGCCAGTAGGTATCATAGTGTTTTCGACAAAGTCCTATTTTCTTAGTCGTTGGCTGTTTACATATTTGACAAATACCATTATTTTTTGGTTTAAATTTATTCCAATCAAAAACTCTCGGTCTGTTGTTATGAAAAAGAGAAACATGGTTGCCTTGGTCTGTAATAATAAGATTGCCAAGAGAGTTATTCAATCTATCCCCATCTTTATGATGAACTTTTTCATTTCTATCAAGTTTTCTACCAATAGCTTTTTCAATAATGTAGCGATGTTCAAAAATTCTCTCTCCATTTATTGTAAGTTTTTTATATCCATCATGAAAACAACCAGAACCTTTTGGCCTGTTCATAAGGGGATAGTCGTTGAGTTTTCCCTTATGTTTAACATAATCAAAGTGTTTTTGGCACAAATACCTACCAACAAGTTTTTCTTTAGAGCAATCTTCAAATATACATTTCATAAGGGAAGTATACTATGTCGTCAATAGAAAGTAAAGAGCCAACTTCAATAGTAATGACAGTATGGAATCGTCCCCAGATGAGCGAGCGGACAATCAAACACTTAGCCTTGGTCACCTCAACCCCTTCCAGACTAATTGTCGTCGATGACGGCTCAGACCGAGAGACCAACACTATGTTACAGAGATTGAAACGGGAGGGTTTTATTGATACTCTGATTCGCAACAAATACAACATCGGGCTAGAACCATCTAAGAACCTCGGTTTACAGGCGGTCAAGTCCGATTATTTTATTTCCACCGATAATGACTGCTTACCAGAATACCCCAGGAAAGACGACTGGCTGGCCAAACTAATACACCTGATGGATATGAACCCAGGCTACGGAGCGATTGCCTGCAGGACGCAAGTAATGATAGGGACGGGGAATATCTTTGAACAAGCCGATGAGACAGGAGAACCCCTAGTCGACTTCCCTCATCCAGGCGGTTCGGTCAGAATCATGCAACGAAAACTGATTACTAGAATCGGTGGCTGGCGAGACTGGGTAGAATCCAGAGGGTCAGAAGAAAAACACATCGGCGGCAAGTTAAGAGAGATTGGCTTCAGGTCAGCCTTTGCGACTCATGTCCGTTGCTACCACATGTTCGGCGATGACGCCAACTGGGGCTACGGCACGCTTGAACCAGAGAAACATGGTCACACCCCTATCTGGCATCCAGCTATTCAAAACGGCGATGATGAAGGGGATATCGAGAGGTGGCTCAAACATGAGGAATAGACGCATTTTAAAACTAAAGGAAATCCACCTACCAGAAGTCGAAATCAAGATGATGGGCGACTTTAAGACTGGGGAGGGCTTTTGGAGTTTCATCCTACAGCACGACAAGCTAGAAGAAATCTACGGCAAGAAATTTCTAGCTTTAAAGATTTTCCGCCACGCCAAACCCGCTAAGATAGAGAACGTTTGGTGGGGAGGAGAAGGCTGCGAGAACGCTACCAAGTTGATAGAAGCCACCGTTATTAAGAACATCTACGCCCTAGACGGGCTGGCTCCTAAAGTCCACGATATCGTCGATGTCCATACCAAGAACCACTCCATAACCAAAGCACAGGTAGTAGAGTACGGCGGGGAGAGAGTAGAAGAAGGAGAACTCCCTAGGGGGTATCTGGACTTCCTTATCAACTACGGCAAGAAGCATCACATCTACGCCTGCCCCGAGCCCAGAGGAGAGAACGTCGTCGGCGGGAAGTATGTCGACTTCCAAGGCTGGAGGTTCACCGATAAGAAGGCCTATGAACAAGACCTAAAAGACCGCCTCAGTGAGTTTGTCTATTGGGGGCCGCCAGGAGTCTACCAGACTATCCCAGGCTTTATGGACGGACGCAGGAATACCGAGTATCGCATCAAACAACTAGGATTGGATAAGATAGACTTTAAAGGCAAGACGGTCTTAGATATTGGCTGTTCGGCAGGGGTGTTTTGCCACTATGCCATGAACCGTGGAGCAAAGAGAGTCATTGGCCTAGAAACCCCAGAGATAGCCAGAGTCGCTCAGGAACTCGCCAACTACCTCTACTACTGGCCACTAGACTTCTACGGGATTGATTTAAAGACCGCCACCTATAAGGACATCGTCGAGCTAACAGGCTTTGAAGAGTTTGATATTGTCTTCTTCCTCTCGATGGGGATGCACATAAACTATCCCGACTACGTTTCTAAGCTAACCAAAGAGACCCTAGTCTACGAAGGCAACCAACGACCCCAAGACCTCATCTGCCAGGAACAGATAACCAAAGATTTTAAAAAAATAAAAGTGTTGGAAAACACTACCGATTTATTGGAAAGGCCAGTATGGATAGCGAAAAAGTAAAGTACGATAAAACCCAAGAGAAACTCTACGTTTACTGGAACGAACTCTTTGACACCCACGGAGGATATATGCTCCCTGCGGGCACGAACGAGTATGCTATTTTAAGAGACCTCCTACTGGCCTTTATCCGAGACGGAGAGTCTGTCCTTGATTTAGGCTGTGCCTCTGGCGGAACGTATGACTGGATACTAGACCGAGAAAGAGACGTTGAATACAAAGGGACTGACTTCGCCGATAAGTTTGTTAAGGCTAATCAGGAACGCCACCCAGATATTTTATGGGAGGTAGAGGACTGCCGAGAATTAAATGAAGAAGACGGTAGTTTTGATGTCGTCATCTTATATGATGTCCTGGACGGACTTGTCGGCTGGGAGCAAGCCCTGGACGAAGCCTACCGAGTCGCCAGGAAGAGAGTTCTAGTGATGATGTGGTGTGACCCTGCGATGGACGACAAGCGAGCCTATATGGAAAAGTTCGGCACGGTCACCGATATTAAGGTAGAAGGTAATGTCCACTTCCACCGACTGTTAGTGGGGCTTAAATGAACCTAGAGATAATCTTAATGGTAATCTTTATGATTTTAGAAATAATCTTTTTAATTATATTAGGAGGCAGAATTGTTCATTAATCTTGGGTGCGGCAACAACCCTTTACCAAAGCCGTGGCATAACATTGATAAATACTACTACCCAGGAACCGAGGAGATGAACCGAGCTGACGGTAACCCTGAAGACTTTGACTGGGAGCAGGGTGATTTTACTGACCTCTCTAAATGGGAAGACAACTCCGTAGATAGAGTTAATATCTGCCACGCCCTTGAACACGTCGGTTATCACGACGCCCAGAAAGCCCTAAGAGAAATATATCGTGTCCTCAAGCCAGGAGGAGATGTCGAGATAGAAGTCCCCGACCTGGATGTTATCTTCCAAGGAGTCATAGATGGAGCCTTCACCTATGAGAACATGATTGACTTGGTCTACGGGGGACAAGACAACAATGTCTATTGGGGTGGTCACTTCTGTGGCTTTACTAAGAATATGTTATTAAATGAGATGGAACGAGTCGGCTTTAAAGATATAGAATCAAGAGATGTCGGCTTCGGCACCTCCAAGCCTGAACCAGATAGAAACTTTAGATTAAGGGGTATTAAATGATTTGTGTTGATTACGATGATTTTGGTTATGAGCACGACTGTCGGATGGAGCTGGAAAAACTCAAAGAAATCAATCCGAAGTTTAAAGTTACCCTCTTTACTATCCCCGCCTTAACGACGATAGAGATGCTCCGCTGGGCTTCCGATAACGACTACTGGGTAGAGATAGCTCAACACGGCTGGAACCACCACTCCAACTATGAGTGTGCCAACTGGACTTATGATGAGTGCTGTAAAGCCCTCCACGACGGCATCTTACTGGGAGCCAAAGGTTTCAAAGCCCCTGGCTGGCAAATCTCCGATGACTGCTATCTGGCCTTGAGAGACTATGGCTACTGGGTATCAGACCAATCATATAACGACGGCAGAAGACCACCAGAGCTCCCCGCCTACTGTTTAATGGCTGACGGGACGTTCAGGTTCAGAAAAGGGCAAGTCGATGTCCCCGTAGAGGCCTATCACGGTCATACCTGGTCGTGTAATTGTGGGAACGGAATAGATGAGGATTGGAATAATATATCACAACTAGTTAAAGAACATAGTGATTTTAAATTTATTAGCGAGATAGTTTATGAAAACAGTTAAATTAACACAAAATAAACGTGCGATAGTTGACGATGAAGATTTTTATTTTATTAATCAATACAAGTGGCACTTTAATGGACGATATGCAGTTAGAAATAATCCGCCTCGTGGCAGTAAACTAATTAGAATGCACCGCATTATTGCGGATGCTCCAGATGGGGTTGAAGTAGACCACATCAACGGTGACAGACTTGATAATAGAAAATCTAATTTACGATTATGTAATCATTCAGAAAATGGGAAAAACATATCCATTAGCAAAATAAACACATCTGGGTATAAAGGAGTAAGCAAAAATGGTAACTGCTGGAGAGCGAGAATAAGGGTTGACGGTAAATTAATCAGTCTGGGATATTTTAGGGAAAAGACAGACGCAGCGATGGCCTATAATCATGCGGCCAAAAAGTATTTTGGAGAATTTGCTAAATTAAACGAAATAGAAAATGTTCATTCATAAATGTAGCAGTTGTAAGAAAGAGACACAGTGGCTGGAACTAACCTGGAATAACGCAGGCTATCAGTACCTCTACCACCAATGTGCCAAGTGCGGGCGACAGGTCTTCGTTAAGAAGACCCCACTACCGAGGGGCTGGAGATGAAGAAGAAAGATTATAAGAAGTTAGCGATTAAAAAGGCAAAAACGATTGCCAAAGAAAGGGCAGGATATGTATGCGAAAAATGTGGACGGAGTAAAGAAGAAGGCTGGCAGATACACGGGGCTCACATCATACCCGTCAGGTACGGGCATACGGCGGCTAACCCTGACAACATCATCAGTCTTTGTGGAAAATGCCATAGCCTGGGAAGGGAGTCAGCCCATGAAAATCCGACAGTATTCACCCACTGGCTCGACGCTAAATATCCTGGTCGAGCAGACGAGATGTGGAAACTAGCACAACCGACAGATAAAGTAGATTGGAAGGAGATATATGAGAATCTTAGTAACAGGGAGTAGAGGTTTTGTAGGGACAGAAACAGTTAAACTCTTGGAAGAGAAAGGCCACGAGATTATTCACTATGACCTAATGGACGGCTTTGATATCTCAGATAAGGCACAACTTTTAGATATGATGATAGAGGCTGACCGTGTCTTACACCTCGCTGCCATAGCCAGATTTGAAGACTGTGACCGAAACCCCAAACTAGCCTACGAAACCAACATCAGTGGAACTAAAAACGTCTCAGAGGTCGCCAGGGAATACCACATCCCCATTGTCTATGCCTCAACAGGTTCCTGCTATATGCCCATCATCCAAGAGCCACCAATAACCGAAGACTTTAAAACCAGAGGGAACTCCGTCTACGGCTGTTCCAAAGCTGTAGCTGAGAAGTATATAGAAGAAGTCAACCCTCACATTATATTAAGATACGCCCACCTCTACGGGAAAGAGAAACGCTACCACGGACTAATCGGCAACTTCATCGGCAGGATAAACAAAGGCTTAAAGCCCGAGCTCTACGGTGGGAGTCAGTCTAACGATTTTTGTTACATTAAAGACATCGCCCAAGCCAACCTCCTCGCCCTGACCGCTCCGTGGGATAAGTGGAACCAAGTCTATAACATCGGCTCAGGCGAAGAGATAACCGCCGAAGAAGCCACCGCCACCCTAGCAGAAGTCACGGGCTATGTCGGGCAGTTTGACGTTACCAGAAAAAGAAGCGTCGACCCAGAGAGATTCGTCTACGACATCTCCAAGGCCAAGACGATGCTTAAATACCAACCCAAATACACTTTCGAGCGAGGCTTGAAAGATATGAATATAGAGGAAGAATTATGCTTAGTGTCCTAATTCCATCTACTCCAAAAACAAAAAAGTACCTTGACTTTTGTATTTCATCTATTGAAAAAAACACAACTGTTCCGTTTGAAATCCTAGTAGGTGAGAATGGTAAGGACACGAATTACCCCCAAGGCCAGTGTGCCGCTGTCAATCGGATAGCCAAAGAAGCCAAGGGGGATTGGTTTTTAATCTCCAATGACGATATGTACTACCCCCCGAACTGGGACAAACACCTCATCTACCCCTCAGAGTGTTTATCCCTGAACGCTAACTTTACCTGGGACGCTGTGCCTGGGTTGAATCACCCCGTCCTCAAAGCAGGAGATACGATTGAATCTTTTAATCAGGAACTAGCAGATGACTGTCACCCAGAACCGATAGTGGAGAACGGCTTCACTTTTCCGATAATCTTATCCCGTAGGCTCTGGGAGCTAGTCGGTGGGTATGATGAGATGTACGACCCCTGGAGTTCCAACTCCGACTCTGACTTGGAATACAAATGTATCCTCGCTGGTATCCAACCGAAAGTTTTACGGGGGGTCTTTGTCTACCACTTCGGGATGAAGTCAGGAACATTCGACCCCGACCAACAAGTCTACTGGCAGAAGAACTGGGACTACTTCAATGAGAAGTGGGGCTTCTCCCGAGTCGATACACCGTTTATTCAGAAAGCTGACGTTCAAATAGATACGCAAAAATTAAAACATAAACCGAAATGGAGTGTATATGAATAACATTGCTCTTATCACAGGATGCCTAGGTCAGGACGGAACCTACCTGGCGGAGATGCTCTTACAGAAAGGCTACGAAGTCCACGGCCTGATTAGAAGAACGAGCCAACCCAATCCCAGATTGAAATACCTAGAAGGAGTGACCCTCCACGAAGGCGATATCACCGACGCCATGAGCATCCACCGCATCATTGATGAAGTCTGCCCAACCGAGATATACAACCTCGCTGCCCAGTCTCATGTCGGTACCAGTTTCGATATGCCAGAGTATACCATGAAGGTCAATGCAGGAGGGCTCCTGAACGTCTTAGAGGCCGTCAGACAGGACTTTCCTAAGTGTCGGGTATATCAGGCCTCCACAAGCGAACTCTACGGAAAAGCCCTGGAAACGCCTCAGAATGAAAATACCCCCTTTAACCCTATATCACCCTACGCCGTCTCCAAGCTCCACGCCCACGAGACTGCCAAGTACTATCGGGAGTACTATAATATCTTTGTTTCCTGCGGGATTCTCTTTAACCACGAGTCTCCGAGAAGGGGAGATGAGTTTGTCACCCAGAAGATAATTAAAGCCGCAGTCCGCATCGCTAAAGGAGAGCAGGAGAAGCTGGAACTGGGAGACCTTTCACCCAAGAGAGACTGGGGTGATGCCAGAGAATATGTCGAAGCGATGTGGCTGATGCTCCAAGACACCGAACCAGGAGATTACGTCATCGCTACTGGTGAGACCCACTCAGTCCGAGACTTTGTCCAAATCGCTTTCAGGATGGCAGGACTTAAAGACTACCGCAAATACGTGGTCTCTACCGAAGCTAACAAGCGTCCAGCCGAAGTGATGGAACTAAAAGGGGATAATACCAAGTTTAGAAAACGAATGGGTTGGCACCCCAAGACCGATATAAAGGAATTAATTAAAGATATGATAGAAACGGAGAGAAATGGCGAAGAACGTTCTTATTACTGGGAGTGCGGGGTTCATCGGCAAGTCGTTACTCCAGGAGATTAGCGGCGACACGATGGACTTGGCCTGTGACCAAGACGTCTGTAACGGTATCGATGGTGAGTATAAGACCATTATCCACCTGGCAGCCTTTATGGGCGACGAAGACAACCTATTAGAGAATAACATCAACTCAACTAGAGAGGTGGTCAATTACTGTAAGAAGAACGAGGCCAGACTTATCTTCACCTCCTCGGCGGCGGTCTATGGGAACGCTGGTATCTACCCCACTCCAGAACACCACCCCATATCTCCGATAAACGAATACGGCAGAAGCAAGGCTAAATGTGAAAAAATAATAGAGCAAAATCTGTCAGACTATGTTATACTGAGGCTAGCAAATGTTTACCCCAAAGATGGAGGGGTAATCGGTAAATTCCAGAAAGGAGAACATGTTATCTTTGGCGATGGCACAAACGTTCGGGATTATATCCATATCGATACTGTTGTTGACAGTATCTTTTCTTGTCTTATCAACCCTATTGTTGGTACTTATAATCTGGGTAGTGGGATTGGTAAATCGAACAATCAAATTTATAAGGAGTTCGGTACGGGAAAAGAACCCGTCTATGAAGTAGCACCCAGGGAAGAGATAAAGTTCTCTATCCTGGATTCAAAGAAATGGAGGCGAATTGAAAACAAATATAAATAAGATTATGGTCTATGGTAACTTCGGTAAGTCCTGGGACGGCAGTATCTGTGACGAGAAGCACGTCTCTGATGCCCTAGCAGTGATGGGTTATACCGTTATTGAGTGTCAACGGGAGATGGGGATAGCCGAAGGTGAACCAGATTTAGTTATCGTCTCTCAGTGGAACGGCTACCAGAAGAACTTCATTGAAGAATTAAAGAAGAAATATAACTGCCCTGTTGTTTACTGGGCATTTGACTACCAGTGGGAAGCCCACGAAGACTGGCACTTTGAGATGGCCACCCAAGCAGACCTCTTTCTCTCACCCGAAATGGAACACGCCCACGAATACAAGGAGGCCAAGGCTAACTTTCAATGGCTACCCCAAGGCTTTGCCCCGATGTTTTTAGATAGAATAGACGACCCCACTATCATCAAGGAGCACGAAATCGTCTTTACTGGAACTTATTTGCCCACAGGAGGCTTCAGGACGGACGTTTTGAAAAAAGTTGACTCCGAGTACCACCTAGATGTCTTTTCAATAACCCAAAATGAGTGGAAAGCCCAAGGACTGAAGAATGTCCACCCCCCTGTTTTGGACTATGACCTGCCCGACTTGGTTTCTAAGACTAAGATTACCCTCTCGGTCGACCTCTTTCCAGGTCGGGCTGGTTGTTGGTCAGACAGAAACGCTCAGGTAATGTCCTGCGGTGGTCTGGTCTTATACAAATACACCCCCTTGTCAGAAGAAGAGTTTGGTGATGGAGTAGTATACTTCAACACAATAGATGAATGTCTGTCAAGAATAGACTTCTTATTAAAGAATCCTGATGTTGCCAAGGAGATAGCAAAGACGGGCTATTTCATTGCGAAAACCCGTCTTTCCGCTTTGGCACGAGTTAAGAATTTGATAACCATAATCGAGAACATATTATGAAGATAGCCCTGTATGACCCCAACCTATACAAGTTCACCCAAGCGATGCAAGACCACTGGGAGGCTCAGGGACACGAGTTCCGAAAGACTCTCTACTACGACCCAGCCATAGCGAACTGGGCTGATACTCTCTGGTTTGACACTTGTGATAATAATATGAAACAGGCAACGATGAACAACGACCCAGGCTGGAAGCTGATGGATATGCCAGAGAAGAAACACGTCATCTGCCGAGTGATAGATATAGAAGCCTGGTGCGGACTGTATAGAGATGTAGACTGGTATCAAGTCGATGATGTTATCTTTATCGCCCCCCACATCAGAAGGCTGGTAGAGAACGATGTTAATTTTGTAGCCAACAATGTCCGAGTCCACGACATCCCCTGCGGCGTAGATACAGATAAGTTTACATATAAACAGAGTTTCAAAGACCCAACAGATATTGCTTGGGTAGCGGAGCGGTGGGACGCCAAGGGAATCACCTTAGCCCTGCAACTCATCGCTTCTCTCCCTGAGAAATATACCCTACATGCTTGTGGTATCTGGGTACTACCTAACTGGTATAAGGCCTATGTCGACCACTTCATCAAAGAAAATAACCTAGAGCATAGATTCCTCGTCACCGAAAGGGTAGAGGATATGAACGCCTTCCTGGAAGATATGGACTATACCCTGTGTGCCTCCAAGAAGGAAGCCTTCTCCTACGCTATCGCTGAGGGGATGTCTAAAGGACTTAAACCCTTAATCCACAACTTCTACGGAGCACCAGAACTCTGGGACAGGAAGTATATCTGGAACACCATAGACCAAGCCAGAGACTTAGTCTTAGGCGAATATAACCCCGAAGAGTATCGCAAGTATATATTAGATAACTATACCTTGACAAAAATGTTAAATAGTTTTGATAAAATAATAGAAAGGAAAGTATGAAAGCTGAAGAAGCACAACAACTAGTTGATTTAATCAACACTCTAGTCGATGATGCGGTCATTGAAGAAGCCCAAATCGTCGAAGAACCTAAAGAGGTCGGACTATCAGAGGAAGAGACCAACAAACTCTTTAGACGAAGCGTCCCAGAGGGATTCTCTTGGGAAAACGCCAGACCTGCCAGAGCCGCCATCACAGGCGACAGGGTCTTTCTAATCTTTGGAGAAGAGAGAAGATGGATACCCGACCTAGAGACTCTGCAGAAGATGGGTTGGGACTTAGGAGATGTTGAGAACATACCAGATGATGAGATAAGGAAGCTAAAAGAAGGCTTCGGTCTTTTCTCTTGCAAACTATGGTAAAAGAAAATACTTTTTGCTATGGAATTATTCGGGACGACCTAATCGAAAGGTCTCTGGAAACCCTCTATAGTAATACGCCTCCCAATTTCTATGTCTACATTATAGACCAGACATACGATGGATTAGACGTGGGGTACTTCAGAAGAAAGTTTAGAGACCTGATGATAATAAGAAGCCCGATAACTGACAAACACATAACAGGGAACTTAGGCTTTGCTAAGTGTTTTAATATCGGCCTGAAGCTCTGTGAAACCCCCTACTTCACTACTTGCAATGACGATGTAGAATTTGTGCACCCCAACTGGTATCAAGGGGCGGTAGAAACCTTTAAGAAGGTAGACGAATCTACCCCAGATAGACCGTGTATACTAGTAACCCCCTCATCTATCAAACTTCCAGATTGGTCAGTTGGTAGGCCGAGAGGGGATGACTTCTATATTATGGACTATAAGAAAAGCTATACCGACGAAGACTACGAACATCTATTAAATGATGAGCACTATGTAAACGAACACTTAACGATTAAACCCGATACAGTTATTGATGGGATTACTCTTTACTTAGGGATGGGGAAGACCGACCTGCTGCGAGAGGTGGGAGGCCTTGATGAGAGATTCAGTAGTGGTGGAGAGGACTATGATTTCTGCTGTCGTGCGTATACCCTGGGGTATAGAACTGTTGGGACAACTTTGTCTTGGGTCTTTCACCATTGGAGTATGAGCTTTGCCTCCTCTAATGAAGACGAAAAAGTGAAGAAACTTATAGACCCGAATATGACCTGGAACAGTTTAACCGAGTGTTGGGGGGAGGGGAGACACGATGTCTGGGGAACACGATGTAAGGTCTGTGGTGAAAGTATGAGAATAAAAAAAGGAACAAAATATGCAACCTGCTCAAAAGGACACGAAGAATACGAAGTCCCTAGACCAGCGAAGGTTGACCTGTAGTAGACAAAACACCAAATTTATAGTATTATATTAGAGGTGTAACTATATGAACAAGGCACGGACTCTGCCTTGTTTTTTTATTTAATAGAGTCCCCAGGAACTCCTATATGGAAGATTTTATTGTCAAAGAATCAAACATAGACACGAATGGTTTGTTCGCCAATCGTGATTATTTACCAGACGAACTGGTAATGAGCTTTCAAGGTAACCCACCGAAGATGATTTACATAAATCATTCGTGTGAGCCTTCTTGCTATACTATTGAGCCAGTCAAGGACGACTACCAGACCCATACCCTTCATGCTGGAAAATGGGGACTAAAGGAAGGCCAAGAGATTACTTATGACTACAGGCTTGGGCAAGACTTAGATTATTTTAACAATACTATCAGTGATAATTGTAACTGCGAGAAATGTCGTGGATAAAACTTACAAAGTCATTGGTAACAGCATGTCGTCAGATAATATTGTCGATGGCGACTTAGTCACGGTCTCTAACCGTCAGCCAAAAGACGGAGATATCGTAGTTGCCGAGTGGAATGACGAATTTATTGTAAAAACCTATCGTGATTCAGCCCTATACTGTGGTGAGTATTTATTTACAGACAGTGATTTTGTGGTTGTAGGTGTGGTGGATGAAGTTATTAAAGATAGGTCTAGTAGGTTTTATATAGAGAGCGTTCATGGTAAAGCGACAACTTCTACATCGTCAACCTCTAGCTCTACCTCTCAGTCTTTCAGTACCAGCTCCACCTCTACCTCTACCACCACAGCTCCTCCCACCGTGGCTCTCGGTTCTCCTGCCGATAATGCTACAATTTCTGACACTACGCCAGACCTAACGTTTACTGGCACATCCAACGGAGGAGCACAGGTTAAATACCAAGTGCAGGTGGCATCAACACCCTTTTTCGAAGTTCTAGATAGTTATAGCGACACTAGAGATTACGCCGTATCACTCAAGATTACAACTGGCGACACGGAGGCAGGTCAGTCATTCCACGCAGTAGGAACGCTGGGTAGCTGTAAATTCTATCTTGGAAAATGGGGGACAATTTCGGGGAATATCTATGCAAAGCTATATGCACTGTCTGGGGCTTATGGTGGCGGAGATGATGTCCCTACCGGTGCAGCCTTGGCAACATCAGACGCTCTCGATGTGTCAGATTTTACAACAACCATGACAGAAAAAACATTTACATTTTCTGGAGCAAATCAATATGCGATGAATGGAGATTACGTAATCGCTGTATCTTCGTCTATCGGAGACGATAGTAATTATGTGAATATCGGCTCTGCCGTAACGACACCAACACATACAGGCAATCCCTGCACATATAAAAGCCCGACTTGGACGGCGTCAAATGTCCACGATTTTCTGTTTTCTGTTCTGTCAACAGGGGCAACGCCCCTCATCGACGCCCTCTCCACCAACCTGACAGGTTTCACTACCGACGCTGATGGTTTCTATAACTCAGGAGTAGAGACTACTTATACGGTTCAATCTGCTCTCTCCGCAGGTACTTACTACTGGAGAGTTAGGGCAGCCGAATCTGCTGGTACTTGGGGGGCGTGGAGTCCAGGGGACTCTACTTTAGGGTATGACCATTTTCATCTGGAGACAGCCACCACTTCTACAAGCAGCACCTCAAGCAGTACCTCAATTTCTACATCTTCTACAAGTTCCTCTACTTCAAGGTCTGTATCTACTAGCAGCACATCCTCTAGTACTAGCAGTTCTATTAGTACATCCAGCACCAGCTCTAGCACCTCTAGTTCAACTTCTGTTTCTACCTCTAGTACTAGCAGCAGTACTTCAATATCTACTAGTTCTACCTCTCAATCAGAAACAACCTCAACTTCATCGACCAGCAGCAGTACCTCAATTTCGACATCCAGTACTTCCGAATCAACATCTTCATCAATTTCTACAAGCTCTACATCAGAGTCAACTTCCAGCTCAACTAGTTCTACTAGCTCTTCTACCTCAACATCAATCTCAACATCCAGTACCTCATCGAGCACCTCTAGCTCTTCATCTTCATCTACTTCAACGACCACTGCTCCTCCAGGATGGTACAATGCCTCATGGCCATACAGATTTAAAGTAACCGTTTTAGCCTCTAAGGTAGATGCCGACCTGACAGATTTTCCTGTTTACTTTGACCTAAACGATGCCCCTGCAGGCTTCCACACCTATTGTAATCAAACAGACGCCAGGGATATCAGGGTTACAACCTCAGACCAGCAGACCGAAGTCCCAAGAGAGGTGGTTTTCTATGACTCCGCTACCGACACTGGAGAACTTCACTTTAAGGGCAATATTGATGGAGACGACAATACTGATTTTTATGTTTACTATGGTAATGCCGATGCTACTGAGCCAGCCGAAGATGCTACTTATGGCCGAGAGGCGACTTGGAATAGTAATTATAAGCTAGTCAAGCATTTAAACGATATTACCACATCGACTACACTTGATAGTACTTCTAGCGACCAGGATGGAACAAAGAAGGGTGCTGGCGAACCAGCCGTAGCTACCGACCTAATTGGCAAGTGCCAATCATTTGACGGGTCAGATGATTATATTTCTGGAACAAATGGGACAAGTTTAACAAGCACGGCCATTACAATTCAAGCGTGGGTCAATTTTACAGACTTTACCAAAGCAAACCCCAGAGTTATTGAAGTCAGAGATGGAACATATTCTGTTCAGATAATCCGAGACGGAGGTTCACAAAAGTTTGTTACCAAGCATAGTGAATGGCAGTCAGCTATATCGGGGACACAGTGGAACATTCCGTCTACTGGAACCGACTACATGATTCACGCCGTTTGGGATGCATCTAATGACACTACAGTCTTTTACTGTAATGGTGTCGCTCAGGAAGGTGCGGCTAATAATAACATCGGGGTCGGAAACCAGGCGAGTAAGTATTATATCGGTATGAGAAGTGACCTTGTCGACACATCACAGCTAAAGGGTGTCGTTGACGAGGTTCGTCTTTCTACAACCGCCCTATCTTCCACATGGGTTTCTACTGAATATAATAACCAATCAGACCCAAGTGCATTTTATCAAGTTGGTACGGCTGAATCAGGGACCACTACTTCCACTTCCTCCACCAGCTCTTCTACATCACTCTCTACTTCCAGCACTAGTTCGAGCACCTCCAGTTCCACCTCTATCAGCACTAGTTCTACTTCGAGCTCAACCAGTACAAGCATTTCTACTTCTTCAACCAGTAGCTCAACTTCTAGTTCTATCAGTACATCAACGTCTTCTACTAGTTCCAGTACCAGCTCCTCGACCTCCATAAGTACCTCCAGTACTTCTCAGTCTACATCTACCAGTATTTCAACATCGTCCACGTCCTCCTCTACCAGTAGTTCTACCTCTATTTCTACCAGCTCAACGTCTCAATCTACGAGTACGTCCCAATCAACCTCCACCTCTAGTACTTCACAATCTACCAGCACCTCTCAGAGTACGTCAACATCATCAACTAGCCAAAGTACCTCTACTTCAATCTCTACTTCATCGACTTCCCAAAGCACCAGCACGAGCCAGTCAACGTCAACCAGTTCTACTTCCCAATCGACTAGCACATCTCAATCTACAAGTACCAGTTCAACCTCGCAAAGTACTTCCACAAGTCAGAGCACATCTACATCCAGCACCTCACAAAGCACTAGCACTTCAATAAGTACAAGCTCTACCTCACAGAGTACGAGTACAAGCATATCTACTTCCTCCACGTCTCAATCAACATCTACGTCTATCTCTACCTCAAGCACAAGTCAGTCGACAAGTACGTCTATTTCCACTTCCAGTACGTCACAGTCTACCAGCCAGTCTACATCCACCAGTATCTCGACTAGCAGTACCTCCAGTTCTACCTCACAGTCTACGACCTCATCTACCTCTACCTCCACGACGACTGTCCCCTGGTACTATGCCGATACTATTACAGTAAATACTGGCTCTATCAACTCAGGGATAATAGATGATACTTACAGCGATAACGGCACAAGACTAGTCTTAAATGAAGTAACCCCTGCCGCTCCTGGATTTGACTATGACTTTATCTTTGGTACTGGCGGGCAAACAGTCCCTGACGGTATTTATAAGCTCACCTTTAATGGATACTATGATGGTAACCCCGCCCATAATGTAAAACTCCAACAGTATAAGTTTACTGCTCCTGCTGGGTGGGTTAATGTCACGGCCAACGCTCAGGACTTCCCAGATAATTCCAGTGACCAATCTTATGAGTTCCCACTACTATCTCCGACATCTGACTACATTAGTGGTGGAGAGATACGCTTAAAGATAATCCATACCTCTAACGGCTCGGCTGGACATTATATGAACATAGACTATATGAAGCTGGAGACCTACTTTACTACCTCTACTTCATCTACTTCTAGCTCCACATCTACCAGCTCCACAAGTAGCTCTACTTCAACCTCTGTATCTACCAGCACATCATCCACTAGCTCTTCTACTTCCACTAGTATCAGCACTTCTTCTACCAGCTCCTCCACCAGCTCGTCTATCTCTACTTCTTCAACAAGCCAGAGTACTTCCACCAGTCGCTCTACAAGTACCTCCTCGACATCACAGAGCACTTCTACGAGCATTTCTACCTCAAGTACCAGTCAGAGTACCTCCACGAGTCAATCCACTAGTACCTCTAGTACTTCCCAGTCGACTAGCACTAGTCAGTCAACGAGCACTTCTTCAACTTCCAGCTCCACTTCTATATCTACAAGCTCTACTTCCCAGAGTACATCTGTCTCTACTAGCTCAAGCACGTCTACCACGCTTTCTATGACCACTTCGACTAGTTCGACATCCTCGTCAACGTCTCAATCTACATCAACTTCGACAACGATACCTCCCGCCTGCGTTGTTGACCAACAACAGACAACAGCCCTTGCCGATGCCTCGTACCAATGGCCAGTGGGTAGCGTTACTGGGTTGTGGGAAGAGGGGGGACAATCCTTTACCCCAAGCATAACAGCGAACCTTTGTTATGTTAACTTCGCATTTAGTAGAGACGGCAACCCTACCGACAATGTCGTCTGCCAGCTCTGGTCATCTGATTCTGGGGATACTCCTCAATCTCTTTTAGCAACGGCAGATAACTCTCATAACGTAACGTCCTTTCCTGTCGCCCCCAACTATGGGATTTATGGGTTTACCTTTACTGGGGCAAATTCTATCCAACTGCTTTCAGGGAGCAAGTATGCTTTCGTTATCAGTCGCACTGGGGGTGATGACGGAACCAATCATGTCCACCTTGTTGGTAGCGATACTGACACTTATTCACGGGGTAAAAGGATTAAAAAGGGGGTTACTTGGGCTGCCAGTTCTCTAAGCGACCTATACTTCAACGAACACTACGACAACACCACCACGACATCTACGTCGACATCATCGACTAGCACTTCGACTAGTCTATCTACCAGCTCGACAAGTTCGTCAACGTCCCAAAGTACATCTGTCTCAACAAGCAGTACTAGCCAGAGTACAAGTAACAGCACTTCTAGTACCTCATCATCTACTTCGCAGAGTGTTTCCACCTCTAGTACAAGCCAGAGCACATCTACCAGCACGAGCATATCTACCAGCTCGACCTCACAGAGCACAAGCACTAGCGTATCTACATCTTCAACGTCACAGTCAACCTCTAGCTCTATTAGCACTAGCAGTACGTCTTCTTCGACCTCAATCTCTACATCCGCATCCACCTCTTCAACCTCGTCTAGTACTTCTCAGTCAACCTCTATCTCTACTAGCTCCACCAGCTCTTCAACTTCCCAGTCCACATCTTCCTCTACATCTATATCTACCTCAAGCACCAGTAGCTCTACCACCCAGAGTTGGACAACATCTACATCTAGTACGAGCAGTAGTACTTCTAGTACCTCAGAGAGCACTTCAACAAGCACATCAACATCCTTGAGCACATCTTCTACAAGCTCAAGCACAAGTTCATCAACTTCTACATCTACTACTACCGTCCCAGCAACATGCGTAATAGACCAAGAAAACACAACCTCTGGGTCAGGGGCTACTCTTACTGTTCCAAGATTCCAATCTTTTACGCCCTCTGTTAATGCTACTATTTGTAATATTGCTCTTTATATGTTTGGCGGCGGTACTTCTGTCGGAGATACAAGCGTTTCTATTTATACAGTATCTGGTGGATTGCCAAGCACGCTGATAGAAACATCCCCCTTTGTTCAAAATAATAATGGCATTGGGGCAAGCACAAGATGGATTAGTTTCCCGTTCTCATCAACTTCAGTTCTTTATTCTGGAGTCCTTTATGCCATAGTTATAGAGTCAAGCCTTCCAACATCAGCCGCTGGAGTTGCTGCCTCTTCTGGAGACACATATACTAGCGGGGTATCTGGTATTTATACCTTTGGGTCATGGCGGTTAGGGAGTGCGGGAGTTGACCTTACCTTTAAAGAATACTACGAGAATACAACCCTCTTTACAACCTCAACTTCAAGTACTTCTTCTAGTACATCGAGTACTTCTAGCTCAACTTCTACATCGTCCACTTCGTCAAGCACATCGGTTTCTATAAGCACCAGCTCCAGTACGACAATAAGCTGGACGACATCTACAAGCTCAACCAGTAGCTCAACCTCAACTAGCGTTAGTACATCCAGTACCTCCCAGAGCACATCTACTTCTATATCAACGAGTTCAACAAGTTCATCCACGTCTACCAGTATCAGCACCAGCTCTACTAGTCAGTCAACTTCTACCAGTATCTCCACGAGTTCGACCTCCAGTTCTACTTCTACGAGTATCTCGACATCCAGCACATCCAGCTCGACGTCTAGCTCAACTTCTCTCTCAACCAGCAGTACTTCATCTAGTACCTCAACTTCGATTTCTACTTCAACGACAATCTCCACTTCCAGTACTTCTAGTTCCACTAGCTCTACGAGTACCTCAATCTCTACCTCCACCACCCTACCGCCAGACCCGAAGAAGGATAAGAAGCCTAAGTTCCACGTCGTTAGACAAAGAGAGATGCTTAACATTAAGACGTTCAACCCGAAGTTTTATGTAGTCAAAGAAAACAAGAGATTCAAGACCGTTAAAGATAATAAATCAGTAGACATTAATAACGATAAACCGAGGATGAGCTAAATTGACTAATTAGCTAAAATGTAGTATTATATCTTTAGTGTAACCCGAAGGGCACAGAAGTGTGTCCTTTTTATTTATTAGGAGAAACCATGATTCTAACAATCAACCACCCATCTTACGATGAAGCCGAACGAACAATACTAACCGACCCTGCTGCTCTCGGAGCCACAACCTTAAAGGTTAAAAGCACCAAGCAATTCACGGCCACTACTTATGTAGTTGTCGGAGAGATAGGCACAGAGAACGCTGAAATGAGGCTCATCTCCTCCATTACCGATGATATCTCGATGGTCACCGACGCTCTTGATTTCTCCCATAGCGAAAATGACCCCGTAATCTACTCACTCTACAATCAAATTAGAATCTATCGGGCTACCTCACTAACAGGAACTTACTCAGCTTTAGCGACAACTGATATCGATGTCGACCAATCATTCACTGCTTACAACGATACCACAGGCGTCTCTACCTATTACTATAAGATTGATTACTATAACTCCACCACCACCGCTTCCTCTGACCTCTCTGACCCTATCCCAGCTACAGGCGTGGAGTATGATACTGTCCGCTCAGTCACGGATGATGTTTTAAGAGAAGCCAGAGATACGGACGAGGCCATCACCTCCAGAGATGAAGTTCTCTCTTGGCTGAATGACTGTCAGGCTGACGTTAAAGCTAGAAGAAGGAAGTGGGCATTTCTCTATACCAGAGCCGCAGGCACAACCACGGCTGATACTGAATACTATCCCCTATCTACTGCCTTCTCAGTAACTAACATTGATAAGATAGACCACCTAGTATATAGATATGATGATGGCTCTAACGATAATAGCTATCGCCTACAGTACTTACCAGAAGAAGAGTTCGACTACCAGACCAAAGACAATGACGAATCCTCCAGTGATGCTATCGAAGTCTTTACCATCGATGAAGCGATGGATTATATCAGGCTCTACCCGAAGCCAGCTACCACCACAGCGGCTTCGCTCTACCTCTACTATTATAAAGACCTACCCTATCTGGATTCAGACGGGGATGAGCTCCTAATCCCTGATACCAGAGTCTATAAGTTCTACTGTCTCCACGAGTTCTACCTGAAGAAGGGTGAGATTAACTTAGCAGACCGCTACTCAATGAAATATGAACAAGCCCTCGCAGGCTTGATGAGAGAACAACGTAAAGAAGTCGGACAACCGAGAGGCTTTAGATATCTACCAGAAAGAGAAAGGAGATACTATAAACTCTAAAGAGACAATCGCCCGCTACTTTGACCTATCAGGTGGACAGCAGAACGCTTCCAGCCGTCTTTTAATGAAAGACAATGAACTGGTCAGGGCTCAGAACGCCCGCTTCTCTGAAGTTATCGGAGGCGTTGGCAGGAGAGATGGCTATGAACAAGTCGGCACAACCCTTGAACAGGGGCAGGCCGTCTTGTCTGGCAATCCCTTCTTCCACAAAGACGGTAATATGCTACTGGCTTCGGTCAATAACTCTACCCCTAGTGCTACTACGGTTAAAAGATTAATAGGTAATACATGGACAAATATAATAACTGATTTTCCAGTCAACTGTGAAGTTTGCTATAAAAACTACATGGATTATTCCTTCGTGGTCGGCTGTGGTTCGACTGGTTTCGCCACCACTACTGTTATTAAAAAGGACGGGACAACCTCAACTACTGAGAATGTCCGCTTCGCCCCCAAAGCGAAGTTCATCGTCGAGTACAAGGGCTCTCTCTACGCCTTAAACGTAGAAGTAGACGGCACTAAGTACCCAAATAGAGCATACAAGTCCTCCACCCCGACTGACGCTGTTACCTATGTCAACGGTGACTTCAAGGGAAGCATCTGGCAGATAGAAGTCGACTCCGTCCGCTACTTGAAGGCAGGGATGACCGTGGATATCTACGGAGAGAACTCCAGCACCAAGAAGGTAGACTCTCTCTCTATTGTTTCGGTTGATAAGAAGAACAACAAGATAACCTTCGCTGAGACTACGATAGATGTCCTCGATAGGGACGAGATATATTTAGAAGATAAGAAAGACGAACTGGTTATCCTTTGGAACACCGACTACCCCAACCCTGAAGCCTCTGACTTTCTGGAGATTTCCCTAGGTAACAACGAGCTCCCCGACATTACAGGAGCAAAAGTATTTAATAATAGATTATGGATTACCACTGAACACTCAGTCTGGAAGTGGGACGGAGCCAACCTGGTCTGTATCAACAAGAACCACGGCAACCTCTCTCACTGGTCAATGCTGGAAATCGGTGGCTATATTGTCCTCTATGATAGGACAGGCTTCTGGGCTTACTCAGAGAACGGCCTACCACAGCTACTCTCCAAACCTATCCAACCCTATGTCGATGCTATCAAGTCCACGGTCAAGCCCGTAGGCGTGGTAGACGGTAACTTAATGAAGGTCTGGGTCGGTGAACTAGGAAATATAGATGACTACACCACCTCTACTTCTACTTCATCTACCTCCACTTCAACTACTTCAACTTCCACCTCCTCCACCAGTACCAGTTCGACCAGTACCAGCTCAACCTCTACCTCGATTAGCCACACTACTTCAACTTCATCTACCAGTTCTTCTACTTATTCAACAAGCTCGACATCGTCTTCCACCAGCTCAACCTCGACTTCTCTGTCAACCTCTTCTACCTCGACCTCCACTGCTGCTCCTACTACCGAGGCTACTGTCCTGGTCTATGACTTTGCTATCAATGCTTGGTCAGTAGATGTACTTGACAGAAACATCAGAAGTATGTTCTTACATAAGATGCACGGTCACGAGAAGATATACTTCGGTGATGATACTGGTAGAGTCTTTAGAGATAACACCACCAACACTGACCACGGCAAGTCTATCCCCTTCTTAATCCAGACCAAGAGACAACACCAGAACGCCCCAGAGATGATTAAAACCTATCGCAAGCTCTACATCCACAGCGAGAACGGACAGAACGCCACCGTCTATATCTCTATCGATGGCGGAGCTTGGAAGTCCTACGGACAACTAGATAAAGAATTTACCGTTATAAATTTAGGTGATATTAAAGGAAAGGACATCGCTTTACAGGTTGCCCAGAACGACAAAGGTGTCGGCTGCTGGCTCTTAGGCTGGGAAGTGATGTATCTAAGTGAGGAATATGCCTACTAATTTACCCAACTACGAAGACCTTGGCTACAATCAATGGATGGAGAGAAGCATCGGAACTACCACCAGTGCGGCCTCTAGTCCCATGTCTGAGCTTAACTTTGACCAAGTCCAGATGTCTGGCAGCCTAGGAGATAAGATACAGATAGGTGGAGAGAATATTTTAATTGACGGAACTAATAAAAGGATTATTATTACCGATGGTAAGACCGAAAGAATTGTGATAGGTGAGCTATGATAGGGATAAAGGTATCAAAACGAGGAGAATCTGTGACTGACGGAGAGCTACAATACGACTCTCGCAACGGTCTTTTGATGGCCTCTAAAGCCTACCAGATACCCATACCTGCCGCCCCTGGCTACCCTTACTATACAGAAACTATAAAGCATGACATGGGCTACAAGCCACTGATGCTTACCTTTGTGGGGTATCAGAGTGGAACCTCTACCGTTAGATGGTACCCGACCTCTGATGAAGTCTCGTGGGACGATGACTATATATATATCTCTGCCATGCAACTAGACTATCCCAAGACTATTGTCATCTACCAGATAGATATGGATATGGATGAGTTCTTCAGCGAGTCAAACACTGAATCCTTTAGTAAGTTTGACGAAGAGAAGGTAGACTTCGGGGTGGAGGTCTTTAGCGAAGATAGAGAGAAAGTATTCAGCAGTAAGCTAAAGCAACTATCACCGATTCAAATGATTAAGAGACTGGGCTGTACTAATGATGGCTCAACTATCTATGAGCACGGCTTTGATAAATACCTACACTATCTAGGCTTCTGGTCTAACACTGACACCCCCAACAGGGTTTATCCTATTCCCCAAAACTTTACCACCCAGCTATATAGCAACAAGAACGAGATAACCTTCGCAGATAATGATGTCTTTACCACGCCGTATGCTTTCTACTGTCTAATCTTTAGGGGGATGGTATGAAAAAATATGGCATACTGATAGACACCGCAGATGAAAGGCTCCTAGATACAACCCTAAGACCGTTTTTAATTTACAAGTCTGGCTCTCTTCCTTTGAGATACCCAGGAGGTTCACTCGGGGTCTTAACCACCCAAGAGGTAACCATTGAACACAATCTAGGCTATCCCCCAGTCTGTTATGTATATATAAGAAAGGGAGGGGTGCAGTCACCTGCAGGATACTATAATCTTTGTACCTACAACGCAGATGAGAAGAATCTTTATGTAACCGTAGCTAATTATGGCAACCCTGCCCCAGGAGACGTTGCTGCCTTTGACTACGTTATAGAATATTACATTCAATATCAAAAAATTAATTTAGATGATGACCTGAACAAACGGGTAGTAAAGGAATATAAGGAGTAAATCATGGCAAGTCTTGACCCAAGAAAAGCATTTAATACGGCAGTGAACTACGTCACCAATCCAGTAATAGGAACGTCACAGGCAATTGGTGGATATATCGCACCAAAAGTTGTTGGGGCTGTTTCTAGTTACTTTGGGGGTGGAGGCAACAACCAGAATAAGATTATTAATACCCCACCACCGACAACGGGGGGAGGGAACTCTACCGTGAGTGCTCTCCAAAAATATGTTAATGACCTTCAGGCACTGAACGCAGCCAAGAGCAGTATTTCAAACTACGTAGAGCCACCAGTATATCTGCCGAGTGTTAATCTACCACAGATATATAAGAACGCTCAGAACAGTCAAGCCGTTAAGAATGTCGGCTCTTACTACACCTCTCAGTTAAACCAGTACCTAGCAAACGCATCTAAAAGTAAGCAACTTGCCCAAGAATCATACACCACCAACATCAAACAATATGAGAACGCCCTTCAGAAAGCCCTTGAAGAAAGCCAAATACAAGGACAAAGGACTGGAGAAGATGTCTCCTCAAACCTAGCTAACATAGCCACAGATGAATCAGCAAGACAGACTACCGAAGGACGCACCTTTGACGCTGGCATCAGGGGGCTTAGAGAACAGCTGGCGGAGACAGGCCTCGGAGCCAAGGGCATGGGAGCACAGCAGATAATAGAAGCTAAGACTGCTAGAGGAGAAGCAGAAACCGCCCAGACAAGACAGGTAGAGAGAGCTAAGACTACCCAGAACCTATTGAAGACCAGAACCATGGCCGACCTTGCCAGAAGCGACGAGTGGAAGAAGAAAGATACAGATACAGCAAAGACAATGTCCAGGATAGACCTTGATAGAGAGATGAATAAGTTTGCCGTTGAAGAACAAGGTAAGAGGAATCAACTTCAAAATGAACAGTGGGAAAGGCAACAGGCCGCTA